CAGATTATTGCTGAAGAAATCGAATTTGCAGAGCGCAAAAGCACAGCGGATGCAAACGCAGCCCAGGGTGGAAACTTTGGTGGCGGTGCTCCACAGCCAAACGCAGCAGCAAATGATGATTTTATGAACATTCCGGATGGTATTGAGGATGGATTACCTTTTAACTAGAGCCTATGGCGGTTGCCAAGCGTGACCGCCAAATAATAAGCAGAAAGGAAGTGATTTAGATGGTTATTTTTGAAGATGAGGGGCAGCAGAGCGGAAAGCATTTGAAAAAACATCATTACTGGAGAAATTCCAACATTGAGGTTAAAAGAGTGCCGCTTCCGGTTGGTGATTACATAATTGCTAACGAGAAATCTATTGATGTTATTTCACGTAAGGAAGATAGAGGAATGAAAGTTAAAAAGATGGATTTCCTTGGAACTTATGATGTATCTGTAGATACTAAGAAAGATATGCAGGAGATTGTAGGAAACATCTGCGGACGTCAGCATGGAAGATTTCGTGATGAGTGTATTCTTGCTCAAAACAACGGAATCAAACTTTATGTATTGGTAGAAAACGAAGATGGAATCAAATCCATTGAAGATGTTTCTAAGTGGGACAATCCACGACTTCACCGATATAACAAAATTGCTTATATGCACCGGATTGGTAAATGGGGAACAACAAAATTGCCAAAAGCAAGACCTACCGCCGGTTCTACGTTGGCAAAGGCAATGATTACTATGGAGAAGAAATACGGCGTTAAGTTTGTTTTTTGTTCGCCAAGAAATGCAGGAGAAAAAGTTGTTGAATTATTAAGCAAAGGAGTTGAAACGAATGGCTGACAAGCGGATGTTTTCACGAAAATTGATTAGTTCGGATGTGTTTTTGGACATGCCATTAACTGCACAAGGATTGTTTTTTCATCTGTGCATGAGAGCCGATGATGATGGATTCGTAGATGCTCCAAACCGAATTGTAAGAGAATGCCAGGCAACTCCAAAAGACCTTGAAATACTTGAAAGGAAGAGATACATACTCACGTTTGAAAACTCTAACGTGGTACTTATCAAACATTGGTTTCTGCACAACTCAATTGCAAAGGACCGGTACACGCCAACACTGTATACAGATGAAAGGTCGAGAGTCACCTTAAAATGTGGCAAGATGTACCCGAATTGTAGCAAGAGTGACAACAAAAACTATACGGAAGTAAAACGTACAGATAACGACTTGGAAACGAATTGTAACCAAGTTGATAACAAAGTGGAACATAGAGAAGATAAGGTAAGAGAAGAAAAGAAAAGTGATATTGTCGAGCAAAGCACGACGGACACCTCTTTGGTGAAAGAAATTATTGATTATTTGAATGAAAAGACTGGTGCAAGTTACAGATACAGCACCAAAAAGACACAAAGCCTTATCAATGCAAGGCTTAAAGAAAAATTCACTTTGGAAGATTTCAAACATGTAATAGACAGTAAATGCAACGATTGGAAATCAGACGAGAAGATGAAAGAGTATTTGCGGCCAGAAACTTTGTTTGGAACGAAGTTTGAGAGTTATCTTCAAAATGCTCCAAAGATTGCGCAGCCTAGAGCAGAGCCGGAAGAGGTTGTTCCGGAAGTTGAGGAAGAGGAAGTAGGTGAAGACTGGTAATGCGATATAAAGTTTACGAGTTTAATCCAGATGATGCTTACAACTTTGCTCGTCATGTTGGAATTGAGGTTAAGGAACACGGTGGCGAACTGTTTTTTAAGACTTGCCCTTATTGCAAGCCAAGAGCCACAAGAGGAAATGTTCGCACGTTTTCGATAAACCTTAAAACTGGACAGTTTAAGTGCTTAAGAGCCAGTTGTGGAATATCAGGCAACATGGTAACGCTTTCAAAGGACTTTGATTTTTCGCTTGGCAACGAGGTTGACGAGTATTACCGTCCAAAGAAAAGATACAAGCGGTTGAAACAACCCAAGGAAGCAATCAAACCAAAGCCGGAAGCAATTCAGTATTTGGAAAGCCGTGGTATATCCGAAGAAGTTGCCAAAAAGTACGAAATTACCGTACAGACTAGTCATCCAAACATTCTTGTCTTTCCGTTTTATGACGAAAAAGGCGTACTGCAATTTGTCAAGTACAGAAAAACGGATTTTGATAAGGCAAAGGATGCCAACAAGGAGTGGTGCGAAGCAAGCACAAAGCCGATATTGTTTGGAATGAAACAATGTGATGATAGTTTTGATACGCTCATTTTGGTAGAAGGTCAGCTTGATTCATTAGCAGTTGCTACGGCAGGAATACCAAACGCAGTGTCAGTTCCAACCGGCGCCAAAGGATTTACATGGATTCCCTATTGTTGGGATTGGCTTTGCAAATGGAAAAAAATCATCGTTTTTGGAGATTTTGAGAAAGGCTCAATATCTTTGTTGGATGAACTTGCAAAACGTCTAAAAGACAGTGTAGAACACGTCAGAGAGGATAATTATAAAGACTGCAAGGACGCTAACGAGATACTTCTCAAATACGGAGCAGAGCAGGTTAGGAAATGCGTTGAAGAATCGGTTAAGTTGCCAATTGACAATGTGATTGATTTGGCAGACGTAAAGGAGCTTGACCCATACAGCATTGAGAAGATACCGACCGGTGTTGCGGATGTAGATAACTTGCTTTGCGGAGGAATCCCATTTGGTGTTGTTACTATCGTTACTGGGAAATCAGGCAAAGGAAAATCAACTTTCGTAGGACAGATTATAACAAGAGCATTAAACAAAGGTGACAATGTTTTTGTATATTCCGGAGAAATGCCAAACTATCTTTTTAAGGCTGCGATTGATTTTCAAATTGCTGGACCGGCAAATGTAGTGGAAGAAGATAGGAGAGATTACATAAAGCGTTACGTTCGGAAATCTGCAAAAGATAAGATTGTAGAGTGGTATCGTGGAAAATGTATGCTTTACGACCGCACTATGGTTAAAGATGAAGATACTGACTTGCTAAATACGATTGAACGTATGATAGTAAGCCAAAATGCGAGAGTTATTGTGATTGACAATTTAATGACAATGATAAACAAAACAAGAGTTAAGGGAAGTAAGTTAGAAGCACAGAGCGAAGTTTCAAACGCACTAGAGGATATGGCTAGATTTTACAATGTTTGTATTATCTTAGTTGCACACAAGAGGAAAGATAGCGGAATTGATGATGAAGATATGGACGATTCGATTCGTGGGGATTCAGATATTGTCAATTCGGCAGGAGTGATTATTCACTACAACGTAAATAAAGATGAGAATACGATGGAAAATTATCCGAGAATAATTTCGGTTACTAAAAATCGTGTATTTGGAAGAACTTCATACAGAGGTTGGAAAGTACACTACGATGAAAAGTCCAAACGAATCTACGGAGACCACGATGATTTGAATATTTGTCTTGGTTGGGATAATGAAAGCGGTGGATTTGTTGAGGACTACGATAATTAAATATTTAGTTAGGTGGTGTTTGTATGGGAAGCGTAAATGCATCGCAGATTCCAGAAGAACAGCATATGTGGACTGATATTTGGAATTGGCGTAAGAAATATTACTACCCGGAAGATGATGATTCTTGGTGGAAAGAGTTTACGGAAACAGGCATTGCAATCGGAGAAAAATATGCAACTAAATTATCGCATGAGATTATTTTTGCAATTTTTAATGATGTGCAAAATCGCAGTAAAAAATCGAAATCAACGGAGGTATTGAAATGAAAGAAGCAATTAAATTAGTTGAAAAGGCTCTTGAAATTTTGAAGAGCAGAGAGAAAAAGGAAAAGGTTGTTTTGAACTCATTGAAACCGGGCGAAACATTCATGATTGGCGAACATGAATTTATTGTTTTGGAACAGAATTACGAAACGACAAACGTAATCTCCAAAAACCTTATGGCTGAAAATGTTCGGTTTGATGGAGATACAAGAGATTACAATAAATCTGCTTTGAAAAAGTATATTGACGAAAAAATCAAGCCTATTATTTTGGAAAATGTCGGTGCTGGAAATCTTGTTGAGCATTCCGTACCATTGACGAGTGTTGATAATCAGAACGAGTTTAATGATTGTATTTGTGAGGTTCGTCCTATTACTTTTGACGAAGCGAGAGAATACAATGATTTACTTGTTAATGAAGATTTGCCAGATTATTATTGGACGCTTACTCCGTGGTCTACTGATGAAAGAGGATTGAAGTATGCTATTGCAATTGTTTCGCCGTCCGGCAGCATCAACTACTACATTTGCTACATCAACTGCGGCGTGCGCCCATTCTGTATCTTAAAATCTAATATCTTTGTATCGAAAGGAGAATAAAATAATATGGACTTAGAAAAAAGAGTTGAAATGCTTGAAAAGCGGATTGACAAATTGGAAAGTGAAAATATGAAAGAAAGGCTTACTGGATTAAAAGTTGGCGATTATTTTGAGGTTGCCGGAACAAAATGGAGAATCCTTGACATCAAACCTTGCGGATATGTTTGTCTTTCAGATGCATTAGAGGAAAGAAAAATTTTTGATTCGGAAACAAATAATTGGGAATCAAGTAGTTTACGTGAATATCTCAATAACGATTTCTATAAGAAAATTGTTGATGAGATTGGGGAAGAAAATATTCTTCCGTTTGGTCGGGATTTATTGTCTCTTGATGGACAGAATGAATATGGAGATTGCACGGATTATGTATCTCTTCTTTCCGTTGACGATTACAGACAATACAGAAAGTTGATTCCTAACATTGACAAGTGGTGGTGGCTGCTTACTCCTTGGAGTACACCTTGCAACGGATATAAAATACAAGTTTTGGTTGTTTCGCCGTCCGGCGACTTCTACAACGGCATTTGCTTCAACTACTGCGGTGTGCGCCCGCTTTGTATCTTTTCACCTAATCTCTTTGAATCGGAGTGATGATAATGGCAAGTAAAGAACTTACTGTAATTCTAAAAGCAAAAGATTTAGCAAAGCACACTTTGCTAAAGACAGCGGATTGTAACCACTATCCAAAGAAATTTAGATTTTCTCTTGTGGACAAGATGCAGAATAAGTCGCTTGAAATCTACGAATGTTTGCTTGAAGCAAATAGGACGGATATAAAAGCATACAAGAGAGAACGATTAGAGTTGCAGACAAGAGCAATAACACATTGCGATGAACTCTTGTATTACATAGAGTTATCAAACAGTTTAGGACTAATCAACATAAAATGTGTCGGTCATTGGTCGAAAATGGTTTGCGATGTAAAGCATATGGCAATCGCATGGAGAACAAAAGACAAAGAAAGATAAAATCATAGGTTATGCGCTGCTTAATCGGTTGTTTCGCCGTCCGGCAACATCAACAACAACAATTGCAACAACAACAGCGGCGTGCGCCCATTCTGTGACAAACAGACAGTTAGAGTAGGCATTAAGCCGAAATCAGAGAAAGATACAGAAAAGCACATGACCTTTCCTAAAAGGATAAATACAAAGGAGTTTTTATTATGGATGATAAAAGTATTATATGCAATTTTGAAAACCTTTATAACGCTTATAAACGTGCTAAGGCAGGTAAAAGGCGCAATGAAAGTTGTGCTAGATTCCAAACAATGAGCCTAGATGGCGTTCATATCTTGCTAGAGCAGTTGAAAAACAAAACCTACAAGATGAATCCATATAACGAATTTAAGGTTTATGAGCCTAAAGAACGATTGATACGTTCTTGTTCGTTTAAGGATAAGGTTGTTCAGCATTGCTTATCTGATACGATTTTACATCCAAGACTGGAAAGCCAGTTTATCAAGACAAACTATGCCGGGCAGAAAAACAAAGGAACATTGTTCGGCATGGATTGTCTGAAAAAACAGATGTTAGAGTTTTACCAAAAACACAAGTTAGATGGATGGATTTTGAGATGTGATGTAACTAAATTCTTTTATAGTATCGACCACGAGATATTAAAAGATATAGTTGACTATTACTTTCCGGAAAGTTACACAATGTGGCTTAACCATTTGCTTATTGATAGCACAGATGGTATCGGGGTGCCATTAGGAAATCAAGTGGCTCAAATATATTCTTTGCTTATGCTTGACGGATTAGACCATATGGTTACTGGCGAACTTGGAATCAATCTTTATGGAAGATATATGGATGATTTCTATTTGATACACCACGACAAGGAATATTTGAAATGGTGTCTTGATTGCATAAATCAGTTTGTAGAAAGCCTTGGTTTGACACTAAACGGTAAAACGCAAATTGTTCCATTTAAGTGCGGAATACCTTTTCTGGGGTTTCACCACTACATAACTAAGGATGGAAAGTATATACGCAGGCTAAAAGGTGAAAATAAGCGAAAAATCCGTAAAAAGATAAGAAAGTGGGTAAAACTCGTTAAGTCCGAAAGAATGACTGAAACAAAATTTTATGAGAAATACAATGCATGGAAAAATCATGCGTCACACGGAAATTGCGTTAAGTTGTGCCATTCAATGGACTTATATGTGGAAAAGTTGTTTAAATCAAACATAGATAGCAGGTGATGATATGAATGAACAATTAAATATTTTTTCTGTATTTAGAAGAAATTTTGAAATAAATAACAAAATTCGTTTAATTGAACTATTTGCCGGAGTAGGTTCGCAAGCTATGGCACTTAAAAGATTAGCAGCAGACTTTGAACATTACAAGGTTGTTGAATTTGATAAGTACGCAATCAAAAGTTACAACGCAATTCACGGAACAGATTTTGAGCCTACAGACATAACTCAAATAAGCGGTTCTGATTTGGAAATAGTTGACACTGAAACCTTTACTTACTTACTTACTTACTCGTTTCCTTGTCAAGATTTATCGGTTGCCGGTAAGCAAAAGGGAATGGTTAAAGGTAGTGGTACAAGGTCCGGACTATTGTGGGAGGTAGAACGGTTGCTGAATGAGGTTGACAATTTACCGCAAGTTCTTCTCATGGAGAATGTACCGCAAGTACATAGTAAAAAGAATATGGACGATTTTCAAAAATGGATAGCATTTCTTGAAAACAAAGGTTATTCAAATTATTGGCAAGACCTAAACGCAAAGAACTATGGTGTTGCTCAAAATAGAAATCGTTGCTTTATGGTTAGTATTTTAGGCAATTATAACTTTGCATTTCCAAATCCTATTGAACTGCAAAAAGTGATGAAAGATTATCTGGAAGATGAAGTTGAAGATAAGTATTACATCAATAATGAAAAATCGCAAAAATTGATACAGAAATTGATTGACAACGGAACACTTCCAAATACAATTGCTAAGAGCAGAGCAGAGCAGAGCAGAGCAGAGCAGAGCAGACTTGCGTTGACGGAACAATCAACGAGCCAAGAGAAAAGCAAGTCGGAAACTGCATTAAGGCAAGATATGATGCAGGAATCTCAAACTTGCGGTCAGATGGAAACTGTATTGTTGAAAGGAATGGTGGATAAAGATTTGGAACCGCAGGCATCTAAAATTGATGTATCATCAACGCTTATGTCAAGAGATTATAAGGGGTTAAATAACTATGGAACCAATGGAGTGATTGAATGGAAAGAAAAATAGGAAACATATTTGGTTTTTCTGGCGGTAATTACGCAGGGAATGTGTATGATAAAGACCATTTAAGTCCTACTCTAAATACTATGCAAGGGGGATGTAAACAACCAATGATTGTAGAAGCAAATTCAATTCGTATGGTTAGAACGGAAGAAGGTAAGGCATTGAGAAAACAATATGAAAGCCACGAAATTGAACACGGATTTAATGAACATAGGCAACCAGAGTTGAGAAGTGATGGTTGCACAAATACATTAAGTACAGTTCAAAAAGATAATTACATTTGTGTAGCAATGCGTGGCAGAAATCCAACAAAACCATCTGACCGTACACCCGGAATTGAGTTGGAACAGACACTTGAATTAAATAATAATGGTACAAGTAATTGTTTGACAAGTGTGCAGAAAGACAACTTGGTGTTTGAAAAGCCTAACCAGTTAGGATTTATGGATAATTGGACCGGTCAGCATCAATCAAACACAGTATACGATGAAAAAGCACTATGCCCTAATATTACTACTGTTAATGGTGGCGGCACACAACAAATAAAAGTTGCAACACAATACCGAATCAGAAAACTGACACCAAAAGAATGTTGGAGATTGATGGACTTTTCGGATGAAGATTTTGAAAAGGCAGAAAAAGTTAATTCAAATACGCAGTTGTACAAACAAGCCGGAAATTCCATTGTTGTAAATGTTCTTGTTGCAATTTTAGGGCAGTTATTACAAGGAAAAGAAGATTTATATAAGGAAATTAGTTAGGAAAGGAAGCGATACTACATGGCAAATAGGCATACAATTACAGACCTTTATCAGATGCAATCCTTACCATTGGACGATAAAGTTCAAATGACAAAAAGGAGAATAGATGATTGGGTAAATCAGTTTGGTGAAGATGGTGTTTATGTAAGTTTTAGCGGTGGAAAGGATAGCACTGTTTTGGCACACATAGTCAGAGTGGTTTGCGGATATAGGAATATCCCGCTTGTATTTGTGGATGTTCCGACACAATATCCAGAATTAAAACAATTTGCTATGACATTTGACAATCTTGAAATTTTGAAACCGAAAATTTCATTTGCAGAAGTATGTAGCAAGTATGGATTTCCATTATTTTCAAAAGAAACATCAGAATGCATTTCTGATAGTAGAAAATACATTGCAATACTTACGGAAAAAAAGAAAGATGGAAAAAGTATTATTCCGTTTGCCTATCGAATAGCCGATTTGATTGGAATAGATAGAAGAAAAGACAAAGAAAATATAGCTTATCTAAACTTAAGAACTGGGAATATCCCCAGTGAGATATTGAGAGCACCCGTCAGAGTTAAACAGCTATTCGGTTTAAAATGTGATGACTTTTGTCCTATGTATGATAAGTCAAGATATTTATTTATGTTAAATGCACCTTTTGATGTATCTAATAAGTGTTGTCGGGTAATGAAAAAAAATCCGGCTCATACATATGAATTGCAAACTGGAAGAAAACCTATTATTGCAACTATGGCCTACGAAAGCAACCTAAGGAAAAGCAATTGGATAAAACATGGATGCAATTCATTTGAAAGCAAAAACCCAAAAAGTAATCCAATGTCATTTTGGACGGAGCAGGATGTACTTTGGTATATAGTAAAAAATAAGTTACCTATATGTTCTGTTTACGGAGAAGTAGTTGTTGATTATACCGCTATGAAACAATGTGAAAACCAAATATCATTTTTTGATTATGGGATATTCAACGACAATAGAGCATTATTGCGAACAACAAAATGTCGAAGAACAGGCTGTGTTTTGTGTGGTTTTGGATGCCATTTAGAAAAGCAAGGAAAAGGTAGATTTGAATTATTAAAAAATACACATCCTAAATTTCATAATTTGCTTTATGTACTAAAGAATAATGGTATTACATACGCAGAAGCTATCGATTGGGTAAATGAACACGGTGGATTTAATATTAAATATTAACAAATTACGCACTGGGAAACTGGTGTGTTGAAAGGAGAAAAAATGAGCATAAAACCTATATTATTTAACACCGAAATGGTTCGAGCTATTCTGGATGGGAGAAAGACTTGCACAAGGCGAGTGTTAAAACAGCCATTTGAGGTACACCAAAATGGTTATATCACAAAACCTAGGGGAGATGAAAGGCCCTGCCCTTATATTCCACCATATCAATCGGGAGACGTTCTGTACGTTCGTGAGACGTGGTGCAAGGATTCTTGTTGGGGTGAAAAAGAACAATATTATTACAAGGCTGATGATAGTAGATTCTTTCATAGATGGCGCCCATCAATCCACATGCCTAAAGAAGCGGCTCGAATTTTTCTAAAGGTTACAGATGTGCGTGTGGAGCGGTTGCAGGATATCACCGATGATGGAGCAAAAGCAGAGGGTGCAAACTGGAAGAATGGCAAAAACGTTGGCTGGGAAGAAAAAATGAGACGGACAGCAGTAGAACGATTTGCCGAAATATGGGAATCCACTATCAAGAAAACTGACAAACACATTCATGGCTGGAACGCAAATCCTTATGTATGGGTTGTTGAATTTGAACGGTGCGAGAAGCCGAGAAAGGAGTAATTATGAGCAATAATTTAGAATTTATGAAAGAGCATAATTGTAAACATCTAAAAAACTGTAAGTTTGCTAGTGTTGTGAAATATCAGTATTCGGATGATAAAAAAGGATGGTATATACAATTTGGAAATGTGCTTCATGGTATAAAATATTGTCCTTATTGTGGTATGAGATTGGAGGATGAAAATGGACGATAGATATTTGTATAAAGCAAAGAGGATTGACAACGGAGAGTGGGAAATTGGAAGTTTAATAATACTTCCAAATGGAGAATGTGAGATTTGGAACAGATGCAATAATCCACCTGATAGTGACCCTATGTGGCGCAGATGTGTAATTACACACAAAGTAGAACCATCCACCATCTGCCAATGCACAGGATTGAAAGATAGACACGGCAACCTTATTTTTGAAAATGACCTTATGGATGGTTTTAGTTATCCGTACCTTTCTGGATTGGATTCAGAACATGATTATTTTGCAGAGGTTTGTTGGTGTGATGATATTACAGGATTTGGAATATGCACACACAAATACAAAAATTCGGATGTTCGTGGTTCAGCGGATGGAGAGGTTGATTTAATGGAAAATTTTGATTCCAGTAAATGGGAAATTATCGGAAACATCTTTGACAATAAGGAGTTGTTAGAAAGCGAGGAATAATATGACAGAGAGTGAAGCAATAGAAGCAATACAGTTTGATTTAGAAATAGGCGGTGAAATACATTCTCAGGTATTGTGTGATGCTGTTAATGTTGCTATACAAGCACTTGAAAAGCAGATACCAAAGAAGCCTGTACATGATGGTTGTTTTGATAGTGAGGGAATGTGGCACGAATGGAACGGAATAAACGGAAGACCTTATGATTTATGTCCTAATTGTAACACAAACCTTTGTTGTGAAATGCATTACGACAACAAGCCAAAGTATTGTAAACATTGTGGTCAAAAATTAGATTGGAGCGATAAAGAAAGTGAGGAAGCAAAGTCATGAAATTAGATGAAGCAATAGAAAAACTAAAAGCATATCTTAAATGCCGAAAGAAACAAGTTAAGGGAATTTACGAAAATTGTAATAACGAAAAATGTGATAACTGTAATTTATGCTATGAGAAAGGAAACATAAGCGAACATATTAAGAGTGTAGAAACGGTAATATCAGAAATTGAAAAACAATCAAATAATCAATGGATTTCTGTTAATGAAAGAAAGCCAGAGGAATTTGAAGATGTTCTTGTTTCTTTCTCTGGCAGAATTATAGGCGGCACGTGTGACGGAGAATATCGTGAAGATGTTTGTATTGGATATTATAATGGGTATAAATGGTGTCTTCGTACGGATTTGGATAACTGTAAGGTTAATTATTGGATGCCATTACCAAAGCCTTATAAGGAGAGTGAAGAGTAATGAGACTTATTGACGCAGACGAATTAAAGCAAGAGTTATATCAAGAGTGGTTTTTAGATATACTTCTTACACAGCAAGGTAAGGAAGATATGTTTCGTGTGTTGGCAGAAAAGATTGACAGTCAACTAACCGCTTATGATTTAGATGAGGTTTTAGAACGGTTGAAAGATGAAAGCGAAAAATGTTCCATTTGTGAACTTCCTACTTGCAAAGAGGACGGAAGTCATTGTTGTTATTGTGACGGATTAAATAAAGCAATTGAGATTGTAAAAGCAGTTAGCATGAATAATAATTCAAAAAATACTAGAAAGGACGGATAACATGGCAGTAAACAAAAGAGCAGCAATGCGGAGAGAAAAACGTGTGCAGGAAAAATTGACCGGCGGTAAGCCAACACAAACAAAACTTATGTCAAGGGCATATATAACTGGTAAGAATGAGGGATTTGAACTTGCTACCGGAATTATGTTTCTTGCACTTTGCGAAGAATTTGGATTTGGAAACAAAAGAATCAATCGGCTTATTGAACGTATATCCGATGAATCAGTAAAGATGGATGAAGACCCAACAAAGTTTAATGTTGATTGGTATATAGATAAAGTCAGAGAGAAATGCGGTGTCCGAATCCTTAAATCAGATGAGGATGAGTGAGGTGTTTGTTTGAGCAATATCTATCAAAAACGATTGTACGATAGAAGAAAGCAGAACGGACTTTGCATTGATTGTGGAAAACCACTAGACAGAAACGGTGTACGATGTATAAGTTGTCGCAGTAAAAAGTCGGAGAACGAAAGAAGAAATAAACAATGCTATAAAGAGGTTGGCATATGTCCTATTTGCAGAAAGGTTCCAATCGGCAGTAGCGAATCATCATGCCCGGAATGCCGTGCAAACGAATCAATACAATGCAATAATCGAAGAAACAAAAGTGAAGAAGCACGAAAGAGATATAACCAAGAACACAAGCAATGGGCGAAACTTACATATAAGAAGGACGTAGAAAAAGGTATTTGTCCACGGTGCCGTAAGCGAAAAGCCGATTCCGGGTACTTGACTTGTGGAATATGCAGGGAGAAAAGCAGAAATAGTCAGAGAGCAAAGGCTGGCACCAAAAAGAAAACGTGGATTGAAAACGGCTTATGTTGCTTTTGCGGTGGAAAAGTAAAAGATGGATATAAGGTATGCGAAAAGCACTATCAGATGAATGTGGAAAAATCACGCTCCCGAAAAGCTAAAGAAGCAAGAAGAGAATTACAAGAGAGCGGAATATTATATTAAAAAGGAGAAATAGACCATGGAAAGATTATCAGAAGAACAGTATAGAGAAGTAATTGCGGAAATCAAACATAGTGAACTTCCGAAAAAAACGCAGGAGTTTTTAATTGCGTTGGTTGATGAAGCCAATAAACCAAACAAAAAATTATAGGAAAGGAAAAGGCTTATGAGATTAGGAAAGTATTTATCCTCATTGACTAAGCCGGAACTTGATGAAATTGAAAAAATTTGCAATTTCACCGAAGATGAAGAACAAATATTCAAATGCATATCAAAAGGCTATACATTAAGACAAATAGAGATGAAATGCAATATGTCGGAATCAACCGTCATAAGAAGAGTATCAAGGATTGATTGGAAAATAAATAAGGCAAAGGAGATGGTAGAATTGAAAAAAGAAATTCCAGTATGTGAAAAGTATAACCTTACTATTGAAGAAGCATCGGCTTATTTTAATATTGGAAAGGATAGAATGAGGGAAATTGTGAACGAAAACAGAAATGAACTTGTTCTTGTTATAGGAAGAAAAAACCTTATAAAAAGGAAAAAGATGGAAGAATATCTTGACAGGACAATGGTTTTATAACTTCCTATAAGTACCTATTATTTGCTATAGAGCGTTGTTAGTGATATAATTATCCTTTAACAATGCTCTTTTCTTTAAGAAAGGAGAATGTGCATGCCAAGCAGAAAAGATAACAAAGGAAGAGTATTAGAGAAAGGAGAAAGCCAAAGAACTGACGGTACTTATATGTACCGATGGACTGATTTATCAAAGAAACGTCAAACAATATATGCCAGAACATTAAATGAACTACGACAAAAAGAGTTACAAGTAACAAAAACAGAAATAATATCTGGTGTTTCTTGGGAAAGTAACAAAATAACAGTCCGGGAACTGATAGACAGGTATTTATCGTTAAAAAAGGTTCGCATAACAACAGAACAGAAGTATAGATACCTAATAAATATGCTTGACAAGATACAGATATTGGATATTCCAATCAAAGACATAAAAACATCGTTGGCAAAGCGATATATGATTACCTTAAGCAATATAGGGTATTCGTATGGAACGGTTCAAAATGCAAAAACACTTTTGAAACCGGCTTTTCAAATGGCAGTTGAGGATGATTATATAGTCAAAAATCCATTTCTATTCACTTTATCAAACATAATCGAAAACGATTCAAAGCAAAGATTTTCGATGAGTGAAGAAGATGAAAATTATTATATTGAATTTATTTCCAATCATGGATGGTTTCGACATATCTATGATGATGTGGTGATTCTTTTGAATACTGGAATGAGGGTAAGTGAATTATATGGACTTACATTTAAGGATGTAGACTTCAAAAACAGAAGAATAAATGTAAATAAGCAATTGCACAGAATTGGTGGAAAATACGTTATTCTTCCACCAAAGTCAAAAGCAGGGAACCGTATACTTGCCATGAATGACGAAACAAGAAAAGCATTTATGCACAAAAGGACAGAAGTTAGACCTAAAGTCGAATATGCGATTGACGGATATACTGGATTTGTTTTTATAAACCACTTGGGTTTTCCAAAAACAAGAAGAAATTTAGAGAGCTCAATGAGAGAAGTCCGAAAAAAGCATATTGAACTTGGTCTTGGAGAGTTGCCGCAAATAACACCTCATGTGTTAAGGCATACATTTTGTAGCCGCATGGTTGAAAAAGGTATGAATGTAAAAACATTGCAATTAGTAATGGGGCATTCAGATATTTCTACCACATTAGATGTTTATACTCACAAGAAACCGGATGATGTTGCTAAAGAAATGGAACAATATGTTGCTATGTAAAACGGTGTATTTGGTGTAAATTTGGTGTAAGTTAAAAAACAAAACGCTTAAAAGTACCGAAAAATGGTTGGTTATAAAAACTTTTACCATTTCGCCGCCTTGAAATTTGGAATGTTGAAAAAGGCGAAAATGCGTTGTTTTCGGTACATAGAGGATTTTTAATTTTCGCATAAATATCTATAAATGACTATATTTTTTAGGAAAATGGTGTATAAATGGTGTAAATATTTTAATACATTGTTTTACACTAAGCAAAGTACGTGATTGTAAGAAAAGAGCATTGTTTCCAATAATACATATGAATAAATTTTGAATGATTTCTGACGGTTTATCCGTCTTTTTTTGGTGTAAGTTTTAATTGTAAGGAGTGATTGATATGTTCAAAGACGAGATTCTTGAAATGATTTTTAGCGAAAATGAAATGCAGAGAATACCTATTGGAACGCAGGCTACAGCCGTTAGCGTGTTTGAAAATGTTATTGGAAAAATAAGAAAGGAGAATCCGGATGCAAAATTATCAGAACTTTTATCCGATGAATAATGGATATGTTCAAAATCCATACGCAGAAAGAATGAACTTTTTGCAAAATTGTCAGCAGAACTTACAACCGCCTATGCAGAACTCTCAAATGCAGGCAACATCACAACAGACAAGTTTTATTGGAAAAGTTGTTGATAGCATTGACGTTGTAAAAGCAACAGACATTCCGATGGATGGGAATATATATTATTTTCCAAAAGCAGACGGAACAGAAATATTTGGAAAACAATGGCTTGCAAATGGAAGAACTCATATTTTGACTTTTAAACCAGTTTTAGATACAGAGCCTAACAATCCGACACAGGACAACACAAAAAGTCAAATAGGCATATCAGAAGAGGTCACAGAAGTAATTATGAAAAGATTCGATGAGTTAGAAAACAAAATCTCTAACTTGGAATCTTCTTTGACTAAAACTTCGACTAAATCTTCGACTAGAAGCACTAAATCTTCGACTACGACTAAAAAGGAGAGTGATACAGATGCTTAATCCAATTAGTTTTATGAAAGCAATGAGAAATCCACAGAAATTTTTAGAAGAAATTACAAAAAACAATGAAGTTATGAGTAACCCTATGGCGAAAAATGCTATTGAGATGTATAGAAATGGAGATTCAAGAGGGTTACAGGAATTTGCAGAAAACGTCTGCAAAGAAAAAGGAACTACACCAGATGAAATAAGAAAATCAATTATGCAAAGATGCAATTTACGTTAGTACATTTTGGGTTGTGCGCTTAAAACTAGTTTCCCATTTGTAAATAAAACAATGGAGGTAAACAAAATGTTTAACGGAAATTCACCTAGTCTTGCCGATATTGCGGCAGTGACAGGAAACAACAAAGACGGCTGGGGCGATGGAAACGGCTGGTGGGTCTTGATTATCTTGTTTGCTATTTTTGGCGGATGGGGTAATGGATTTGGCGGCGGTTACGGCAACGGCGGTGACAGAGCATCCGTTCCTTGTGCTACACAGGCAGATGTTAGAGCCGCAGTAGACCAGCAGACTCTCATTAGCAAACTCGACCAGCAGACATACGGACTGGCAGACAGTAACTATGCGCTGAACAACACAATCAACAGCAATTTCAGAACTCTTGATAACTCAATCTGTACGCTTGGTTTTCAGAACCAGCAGGGATTCAATGACGTATCTCATCAGATTTCCGACTGCTGCTGTGCAACAAGAGAAGCTATTCAGGGCGTTAATTACAACATTTCAACGCAGACAAACGCACTCCAGAACTCTATGTGCAACAATACAAGAGATATTATCGAAAATCAGAACGCAAACACAAGAAGCATCCTTGACTTCCTTGTAAACGACAAATTGTCTACTTTGCAGACTGAAAATCAGAACCTTAAATTGGCGGCTTCACAGTCAGAGCAGAACCAGTATCTTGTAAGCCAGTTGCGACCTACTGCCGTACCAGCTTACATCACTTGCTCACCTTACCAGTCCGCTTATGGAGTAGGTCTTAACAACGGTTGCGGTTGTTGCTAATATGCAGAAGAATCAAAACAGAATATCAGAAAAACTCGCCGAACTAGGCTGATTATTACTCTATGGGATAGGTCTATGGCTTATCCCATATTGATTTTTAGGAGGTAGATTATGTGTAATTGTAAAAACGTATGCAGACTTTGCAAGAAATTGATTATAAGTCAGGCAGTAAATTTTACTGCCGGTACTGGTCTTGTTATCCAAATCCCGGAAGGAAGTTATAACGATGGTTCAAAATATTGCATTGTTGTGGCGCAGAACATTCCGGCAGAAACAACAATATCTGCTCCGGTATATATCCAGATTGGAACTGGTACGGTACTTTATCCACTGACAAAATGTGATTGTACGCAGGCAACGGCTTGTAGTATCAGAACAAGAACAAAATACAGTACAAGAGTTGAAACCACGTCAAATAGTGGGGTTTTCAAATTGCTTGGAAGAATTGCTTGCGCCCCAGACAACAGATTAAATGCAATAAACGGTGATGGAACTATTGTTACAACCGGTGGAGGTGATTGAGATGGATATTAAAAGAATGCATTGTATGATTGAAAAACTTTCCGAATGTGCCAAAATCAAAATGGAATCTGGAATCGAAAATGTTGATACTTGCGAAATGGGAAAAGTAGTAGACATGATGAAAGATTTGTCGGAAGCAATGTACTACAGAACCTTAACAAAGGCAATGGATGAATCAAACTTGGAAGAAACGCTTGAAATGTTTGAGCGTTACGGAGACGGAAGAAGATTTTATGACAAATACCGATACGCTGACGGAAGATTTGCTCCGAAAGGACGTGGAACGTACCGTAGAGGATATGACGAACCATACTACCATATGACACCGGAAATGTACCGGGAACATGACCCGGAATGGTACAGAGATATGGATAAACACAGAGACGGTCTTATGTATTACACTGATACCGGAATGGATAAAAACATGAAGATGAGAGATTCCAGAGAGGGCAGAAGCGGAATGAGCCGTATGTCTTACATGGAATCAAAAGAAATGCACAAAGCAGACACACCGGCGGATAAGCAATACAAAATGAAAGAGTTAGAAAAGTACATGGGTGAATTATCAAAAGACATTACGGAAATGATTGCGGATAGTTCGCAGGAAGAAAAAAATTTACTTAAAACCAAAATGCAAACATTGTTGCAGAAGTTTTAACAAAAACAAATTAAGGGGGCGTAATTGCCCCTTTTTGATTGGAGTGGTTAAATTGTATACTATGAATGGTTTTGTTTGGAATATAGTAACAGTATCACCGTATAGCAATATGCTACAAAGAAGTGACGGAAGTTATACTTGCGGAATGTGCGATAGAAATAATCAAACAATTTATATATCAAATATTTTGCGTGGCGGTTTTTTACGCAAAGTTTTGCTACATGAGATATGCCATAGCGCAATGTTTTCATACAAAATTGATATGACTTTGGAGCAGGAAGAAATGTTTTGCGACTTTTTGGCAACATACGCAGATGAAATAATTAGCATAACAAACAATGTATTCCAAACATTAAGAACTGCATTATAGACAAATATAGTCAAATATGATAATATACAATCAAAAATAAAAGAGGAGGGATTGCTCATGGCTTTGATTAAATGCCCGGAGTGCAAAAAGAAAGTTAGCGACCAAACAAACCAGTGTCCGAATTGTGGAAGAACAATTACGGATGCAGATAAGGAACTTGCAATTGAACAGAATAAGAAATCCAAAAAGCATAAAAAGATAGCTTTAATCGTGATTATTGTTATGTTGCTTGCCGGTGTTGCAGGTGGTGTTACCTATTATTTTGTTCAAGAGAACAATAAGCGAATTGAGGAACAGAAGAAAGCGGAAGCGAAAAAGAAAGCGGAAGAAGAAAAGAAGGAAAAGGAAATTGCAGAGCAAAAACAAAGACGTCAAAATAAACGTGATTTTGTGAAGTTGACTGGTGATTTATTTGATTCTACAGATAAATTTGTTTCTAATCTATCCAACATAAGCATAAAAGCAACCCATACATGGAGTAATGCTATTTGGAAAGAGAAAAGCAAAGAGACAAATAAATGGACATTAAAGAAGAATGGGAAATTTAGAGACTTCTCTGATGCCGTGAATCTTTGCATAAGTGATACAGTGTATTCAAATAAAACGGCAAAACAATATGAGAAATTTAAGGAAACCTATTCAAAATGGGAAAAAATTAAATCAGATGACTACATTTATAATGAATATAAAGACATCTGCGAAGATACAGAAAACTATTGTAATGCAATACACAGTTTATATTCTTTGCTTGCAAGTCCGACAGGAAACTATGATGATTTTTCAACAAGCATAACCAATGCTGAAAACGATATTAAGATATATGCGGAATCACTTTCTTCCGACATGTTTAAGTTATATCACTAATTAGTAAAGGAATAGAAATATGTGGAAAAGACTTTTGATAGTTATTTTGATTTGCGTTATATTCTTAGCAGTTTTTTATTTTGGCAGGTCATGCGTGATTGTGTATGATACTGGAGATAATATGCAGAGGGTAAACGAAATGCTTGATAACTAGATTTATTGGATAGAGACAGTATAATTTTATATTGTCTCTATTTTTTTGCATTTAGGGGTTGACTTATGTGCGTACATAATTTATAATGATTTATGCAAGGACATAAATAGAAAGGAGATGATAATTTGTCACCAAGAACTGGTAGACCACCATTACAAGACGTTTCCAGAACAGAAAAACTCAACATCAGATTAACAAAGCAAGAGAAACAAGATATTGAGTATTGTTCAGAAAAATTAAATCTATCAAGGACTGATACAATAATAAAGGGAATTGGACTTGTAAAAAAGGAAATTGAAAAATAAAAGAGTTGAAAAAAATTGCAAAAAGAATAGAATCAAAATCGAAGTAAAGATTAGAAGAGGTGATATAAAATGAAAATTCCATATAGCGATAAGACAAACGAAGAATTATCACTGATTTATAAAGATTATGTTGTTTCAAAAAATGAAGGAATAAGATGTGAAAGTTTTGTTCCTTATGCAAAAGAAATCAAAGAAAATATAGGTGGAGACTTTACTTTAGCTGAAGCAATTAGACTGGCAAAGTTAGATTTTTTTGAAGAAGTATGTAATAGATTTTTATAAGTAAATGACGATTTCTTTGCAGGAATTAGTTGCGAGGAAAAAGAATAAGAAGAAATAGAAAGGGATGTATGTTATGAGCAAAGAAGAAATGATGAAAAAGTTATTAGAATCTGAAAAACTTGGTTTGCAGGATGCCAGAATATTAGAAAAGCGCGGAGAACGCTTATCAGATGAATACGTGAAGCGTATGTATGAAAAATACTTTCACGTGAAAGATGAAAGGGAACAGTGCTACGACGGCATCCTTTTCATTATACACTCCAAGGATAGCATTGTAGCCACAATGCGTAAGTTGTATGGAGATATTGATAAAGCGTCCTCATTTTTCTTTACGTGCGAAATTTCAAAAGAGGAGAACATTGAAGCTCATAAGCAGGAGCGTAATGACCTCAAGGAATTAGCAATTGATAAATTGAAAACATATGAGGAAAAATTTGACCCAGAAAAGGTTGAAGAGTATTTAGAAAAAATTACGGACAGAAATAGTTCTGTTTCACGTGATTTCTGTAAGCAATTCAAGGATTCATTGAGAACGCTTAAAGAATGGTCTAATCTTTAAGAAAGTTTAGTTGTTTTAGTCCAATATTAGTTCAAGATTAGTCCAACTCGTAATATAATAATAAGAAATAGGAGCCTAAATTATGGAAAAGGCTCCTACTTTTTTGTCTAATTGGCAACCGGGGGGAGAAATAAATGGTTGCCGTATTATATTGGCTTTAGACCTTTACAGTGTACCATACAATTAGATGATACACAAATGATTCTTCAATGCGTTCTCAACACGTTTTTCACTGATACTGATATATCTTTGCGTTGTCGAACTGGATGAGTGCTGTAGCAGGTGACGCACCAGTTCAATATCATAATCGTTATTTAGATACATTTCCGTAGCATAGAATTTCCGGAAACTGTGAGTTGATATTCCGTCAATTCCAAAGAAATCTGCTACGATTTTCAATTGTTTCTGTACGGCTCTTTCGCTGATTGGAAAGATTCTTGTGGTTGGTGCAATGCCGTTATCCTCTGTGTACTGCTTTAAGAATTGGAATAATTCAGTTGGAACCGTGAAATTTCTTCCCTTGCCGGTTTTCTGCTCGATAATATCCAGATGATAGCGGCCGCTCTCGTATACCACGTCTGAAAGCGTAAGGTGCAGTATATCAGAGATTCTAACTCCTATGTTGGCTTGCACTACCAACAATGTAGCAAGCCGTTTGTTTGGTTTGAATACGTGTTCTCCGTAATTGAAGCCTTTGCGGATTGCGGTTATGATTTCTTTGTAGGTTTCCTTGTCTAATGCTTTTGTTTTTTTGTTCATGCTGAACACTCCTTTCTTTTTACACCCGGTAAGCAAAATATTTTGATACCCCCCTACCTTTCAAATTTTCAAGGTTGGAGAGAGATTTTTTGCGATTTCGGAATTTTCGCCCGATAATGCAAATTTTTTGATACCCCCCGGGGTTACTTATTTTTATAGTTGCAGGGTGAATTTTTTCAAATTGATTTATATTAACAGTTTTTGCACTGTTTTTTACTTTACTGATTTTAGATACACTAAATAAAGGCTTGCCCTTGTGAGACGTTCCAAGGCTCCTATTTTGCCTTTTTATCTCGTGAGCCTATAAACTTGCTATAGATATATAAAATCAGTATACGGCGAATATATAGCGTTGTCAAGGTACTATGTTTTTACATCCAAACCAAACCGGAACAAATCCGGCAGGGTAAAAACATCCTTTTGTTTTTTTGTATCGCAAACACGCCGCCGGAGATTTGCAAAAAGCAAAACGGCAGCAGGGCGCACGCCCACCAAAGCAGGCAAAGCGCACGACAAAAAGCCGGAACGTGTCCGGCTTGTCATCTTTTACAGTGCTAAAAACTCTATAAAATTGTATATCTTGGTCGATTAGAGCCGTAAGGCTTTTAACTGATACAAACATATCAATACCCCCCTTCTTTTTCGACATATGCGAAAAATCTAGCTGCCTCGGAGTGTTCAAGGTACTTTATTTTGTCCGCATCCTCGCAAGCCTCCAAGGCGTCAGCGTCTACCACGAAAAAACGTTCTTTCGTTTCTTCTGGCAGACATTTTTTTATAAAGTTTGCGCCGGCTTCCGCTGTGTTAAACTTTGCGACGGTAACAACTTTCGTTATTCCGTCGTCCTGTGTTTTCTTGTCAATCTTGTAGGCAACCGCCCACGATAATTTATTGATTTTCATTTTTTACGCCTCCTTTAAGATTTCAAACTTGTCAATATTTCCTTTTTTCATTTCCTCCAGAATTTCCGCAACTTCTTCTTTTATGCTTCCTTCTGTTGGCTCTGTGAAAGTGTAATTTTCGTTGTATTTCTTTCCTGTAATCTTGATTCTGTAAACTGTTTTCATAATTCTTTACCTTTTCGGGAATCTATGATATAATTCCCTTACCTTTCTTTTTTGATTGGTGCCGCTCGTGGTTTGGAACGCCGGGCGGCTTTTTTTATTTGATACATATATAATACACGAAAATAGACATAAACACAATAGGTAATAATACACAAAAATAGACATATATATTTGTGCATATTGCTACATAAAAATAGACGTTGACAAAAAAAAAGTAATCTATTATCATATATATAAAGGAGGCGAAGAAATGAGCGGAACAATAAACAAAAAAACATACGGCACAAATGGAATTATAGATTTTTCTCGCTTGTGGGAATTATTGGAGCGAAAGGGTTACAATAAGCAATGGCTTAGAAATAACGGCATACACTCGAACACGGTAGCGAAATTAGCAAAGAATCAAAATGTAACTTGCGAAGTTATCGCTAACATATGCCATATGTTAAATTGTCAGCCGTGGGAAATCATGGAGTATAAAAAAAATGATAATATATGAAAATAGACTATTGACAAGTACACGAAAATAGGCTATAATATAATTAGTTCAAAGGAGTGAACTAATAGCCGCTTGGTGGATGGCAAGAAAAGCCAATCGGAGAAAGGGCGGCTTTTTAGCCGTCTTTTTTTTGTGTGTTTTGTTATCGTTTTGTTATCGACTTGTAATCATGTTGTATACGGTTCTGTTATCACTTTGTAATCAATCTGCTTCCAAAATGTAACATAGAATAGATTAGATTAGGTTAGGTTAGAGAAGATAAGTATATATATATAGTCGGGCAGATTCCCCGACGCCGTACCCAGATTTATAAAAAACGGCTCGAACTCGACAAATAAATATTATAAATTCATTATTGACAACAACTTGTATATCGTGTATAGTAGAGGCAGATATTAAATTACTGCTCTGGAAACAGTAGCACACAGACGGCAGCAGACGCTGACGCAAGAGGATAACTTTTTATTTTTCTTGTGTTGGCGTTTTTTATTTTGGATATTTGGAGGTGATACTGTGAAAGATAATAGTATCAAAAGCGAAGTAGGTATTGAAGTATACCAGAACGACATATATAGGCTAGTGGATGAGTACATAGATACCGAGCTAGATGGAGATGTAGAAAATATAGCTGATAACTTTGTGTCTATGATTTTCTACATTGCTGATAATATTCAAAAGCCTAGTAACGACGATATAGAATTATTAGATAATTTATTTAGTATTTACGTTCGTATATGTGCTAAATATAAAGTATTACCAACCTTGGAAGTGTTTAGTTTTTTAGTTGGTATTGATAGAAATACTTTTACAGATTGGTCTATGGGTAGGTATAGGGTTAGCACTGCGCATGGTAGCACAGTTAAAAAATGGTTCAACATTTGTAAATCTTTCACGCTCAACCGGTTACATAACCAAGCCGGCACAAACTCCAATTTGATTTTTATTGCAAAGGCGGCTTATGGGATGGCGGAAACTGCTCCAGTGCAGGTCGGCAATCAAAACAGCCAAGCATTAGCAGATAGCGAGCTTCCAAAGTTGACAAATCCGGAACAAGAAGTCATTGAAATCGAACAAAAAAGACGGATAAACAACGGAAAAGCGTAAAAGTTCGTATAATTGTAGTTTTACGAACCGAGCAAAAGAGAGGACTAGCAGCCTACCCCCTACCCCTCTATTGGGGGATTAAAAAACCGCCTACTAAGTCCCCCATACTCCCGAAAAAATAAAAAAGGGGTTTTGAGAATGGAAAATGAATTGTTGAAAACAGAATACTCAAAAGCGTTTGACGATAAGCGGAAAGCGTTGATATGTCAGAGTTATTACAAATATGGCAAGGCAAGTAGAAATTTTGCAACCGGAAATGTGGATGCGATTGGAAGTCTTAAAAAATGTCTTGCGAAGTTTGAAGAAACTGGAAACACAGAATATCTTTGCGACGTAGCAAATTACGCAATGTTCCGTTTCATGTTTCCGCAGAACGGAGAGCATTTCAAAAATACGGATTCGGATGGTTCGGCAGGAATTGTTGGAATGAGTGTAAAAGAAATGGAGGACTTCAAGGATGGACGATAACGAAAAACTGTGTTGTGGAAATTGTAAATATGCTGCATATAGCCGTGAGAATGGTTATGTGTGCGAGAATATGAACAGTGACTATGCATCTGATTATGTCGAACACGACCACGGATGCGAAGAGTGGAGGAACCGTGATGATTAGTTTTTTGATTCGATACATTGCTGTGGTTTATTTTGGATTCATGGTGGTAGTTTCGTTTTTGAACATAGTGTTAGGCGAAAGACCTTGTGATAGAATAATGTCAATAATCAATTTTTGTACGTCCATTGTGGCGATATATTTTATAACTCATTAAGAGTTTTACCATATCCCTTGAACTCTTAAATGTGATAAGGAGTGTGAATCACAAAGAGGGGCAATGTATATCCGTTCTAGCCGAGAGCGAATCGGAATACAACACCGGCAATTCGGTGTATATGGTTTGTTCATGTTTTGCTTTGGCATGAACCCTTTCTTTACCCACTAGAGGAAAGCTGATTAAAGGACCGTCACAAGGTCCGGTGGGGTTTATGGTTTTGTTGCGGTAGTTTCCAGTGTCCAAAGTAGCCGGACGCAAAAGAATCGCAACAGTGCGGATTAAAACACAGATGCATGTATGCCAATCCGTACTTACGGCGATAGCATAATGGATAATGCGTTGTGTAGAATCCCACTATACACAAAGAATCGTGGTTCAAATCCACGGTTGCCGATTAGGTGTAATTTTCTAAGGGAAATATCCAAAGGTAAGAATGTTCCAAATTTGCAAATAAGGAATGTAAGCCTTATGGGATTGCAATACACCTATTTGCCGATATAACCCTAATCAGGCAAGGGAGCAGTTTGCTAAACTGTCAGTAGTCGTTATGACGTTTTGGTTCAAATCCAAATATCGGCGTTTCCCCGATAGAGGGGATGATACAATGCAAAGGTACCTAGAATTTTCCTGTTTTGCGATATAATCATTAGTCATTTGAATGGGTGCCTTTGCTGATGTGTGGCGGAAAGGGTAGACGCAGGAAACCACAAGTACGATGCCAAAGTGAGCCGAAAGGATATGGACAAAGGCATCATGTGAGGTTCGATTCCTCACTACATCAATGTTCCGGTTCGCTACCGGATAAGCAAGCGTTTCGGTATTCCTTGCTGAAATAATTAAAATGCTTGTGTTGGTTGTCTGACAGTAGAGTATGGACAGAATAGTAATAAGTGACCGGATAATACTTTCCAACACAAGAAACCGAATATAACTGGAGATGTAAAATGGCAAGAATAGAAAATATCAAGGTTTTTGGAATTGAAGATAGTTTTAGAGCAAGTAAATATCCGTTTGCGGTAGATATAAATGCTGTGAATGACAAATTTACCGATAGAATTGATAATCTTGGAAGATGTGACATAGGCACAGGGCATGACAATTTCCTTAACGGAGTGATTGTTCAGTTTGATTTGACATTCAGCAATAAGGCGTGGGTGGAATTGCAAAGATACCACTTTATTGACTTTGTATCGAGTCAGTCAACAATGCACTGTATTAGCAAAATGGATATTAAGTGTATGTGCAACGGTTATGTGTCTGATGCAGTTATCGCAGAAGTCGAGAGATTGAAAGAGATTTACTTGAAAACAAAAGACAGCGAAGATTATTTGCAACTGTTATACAATATTCCGTCTGGATTTGAGTTGACTGCGAGGATGACAACAAATTATCGCCAGTTAAAGACGATTTACAAGCAGAGAAGAAATCACAGACTACCAGATTGGCATATATTTTGTGATTTTATTGAAAAATTACCACATAGCAAGTTGATAACTGGAAAGGATGATTAGGCATGTGTGAGTTTTGCAAAAACATTTATACCAAAGATTACACAAGCACAAAATACAAAGATTACATATACAAAGATGAACACGGTGTTTATATACATTTCGCAACGGGAGATAGTTTTATGGATTTTGATTATGAAATCAATAATTGCCCTATGTGTGGTAGGAAGTTGGTGGAAGAATGAAACATCAAAAAGAATGGCACACTTGCGACAGGTGTGGGAAAGAGATAAAAGTAGGGCTGTTGTGTATGAAATCAATCACACAAAATGGCATATTAAATATTACCTACGATTTATGTAATAAGTGTATGGAAGATTTTGAGGTGTTTATGGAAAATGAGTGATGTAAGATTGGTTGGTAAGATTGATTCACGGAAATTGGTTCCTTGTTTCAACGAATATAATAGAATACCTGCAAATATGATTTCGGAAAGTAATGCGATTTTGAGTTTGGGTGTAAAAGCATTAAGAGAATTGCATGATTGTGGTATAGAAAATTTTGTTTTGCCTAGTGAAGAAATCACAGAAAGGGTATTGAAGAGGTGATGGATAATTATGCGTTTTATGTTTAGAAAAAGAAGAAAACGAAAATCAAAACAAGTAACATTAAAAGACTTAAAAAAAGATTTTGATAAAAACGGAGAATACAGATATGTTCTTGTTACGATTGAAACAAAAAAGCCATATGCAATTGCAAAAACATACAAAGACGCAATGGAAGCGGTGGAAAGAAGTTACGAATATGATTATCCTTTATACGTTGTTGATTTGCTTTATTGGAAAGGATAGTGAAAATGAAAATGCTATTTAGATTTATAAAAAACATAAAGTCTTTTTGGAAATTCTACAAGGATTATGAGTACAACGGAGAAGATTGCGAATTTATCATTGAGAATTATCAAGAGGTTTTGTGTGGAAGAACAAAGACAATGAGTAAGCCTACATATCGTGCATCGGCTGTAATAGCGGAAATAGATGAATGGTATAATGAATCTTTGAAATCAGTATATGGATGCGAGCCAATTGAAAAAGAAAAAATCAAGATAATATCTGACGGAGAAACCGCAAAGCTATTTATTGATGGTAAAAAAGTGCCGGGTAAAGATGTTGAATTACATTTCAGTGCCCATGCAGGAAAAGAACCAATGATTGTAATTGATGCAAATTGGATAAAAACAGATGAAAACAATGTACCAATGTTAAATGAGAAAAAGACGGAAGTTTTAACAGAAGGTATTAAGATAAATTGTTAGGAGTGTGTCATTATGAAAATAACAGAAATGAATAATTGCATTGAAAAAATGAGAGAGTGTTACAGTTTTGATGATGATAAAACGGAAATATGGCTTGGAGAAGATGTGCGTAGTTCATGTAATAGATATATTTCTGTTTGTACAAAAGATGAAAATGGAACACAAATTGAAATGACAAGGCGTGCAGATGAATTAGTTGAAAAGTAATTTCCGATTATCGGAGGAAAGGATAGTGAAGTAAAAATGAAAAAGATACCTACGTTGTTTGAAAGAAAATATATAAGCAATTGCGTTGTAGAAACACTTCCGATTGTAACAAAAGGTATGGAATGGGTTTTGAATGGAGATGGAGTCGCAACGGTAAAATTTGATGGTTCATGTTGCGCGATTATCAACGGAGAATTTTACAAGAGATATGACGCAAAGAACGGTAAACCAGTTCCAAAAGGAGCTATTAAATGTCAGGAAAAGGCAGACCCAATTACAGGGCATTTTCCATGTTGGGTAAAAGTTGATGATAAGAAACCGGAAGATAAATGGTTTATTGAAGCATACAAGAACGCTATTGATGCTGGAAAAATTGAAACCACTAATAGCGGATTTGCGAGCGGGAAAATAAGCGAACACAGAGAGTTTATTTATCCCAAAATGCAAGATGGAACTTATGAAGCGATTGGAGTTCATTTTCAAGGAAATCCATATAACTTACGATTTGATACGATAGTAAAACACGGAACAATAACCATAAATGTTGAAAGAACATTTGATGGAATTAAGAAATATCTATCCGAACATTACATAGAGGGTTTGGTATTTTGGAAAGACGGTATTCCTCAATGCAAAATTAAAAGGTCGGATTTTGGATTTGAGTGGAACAGTAAATAATTAAATTTCCGGCTAACAAACGGAGTTAGTCGCTAACCTAGAAAAATTATAGGCAGGATGCCTATTATAGCATCTCTGCTTGTGTGGAGGTGCTTTTTTAATGCATACAATTGAAGATGAGAAAAATATAAAAGAATACGAAAAATACATATTACGGAATGGTATAGACCGTAGTGTAATAGATGCATATTGCGAAGCAAGTAAAATTATACTTTGCGGAAGAAAAGACCGTGAATATGGATTGGAAGTTTCTACAAGAGCAAAAGAACTGATTTTTGAGTATATAAAATCAATTACAAATGGTGCTGACTTTAATTGGCTTGAAACGCAATCTCAAAAAAACAAGCAGTCGTATGATATTTTAGATAAATATTACGATTTACTGCTTTATGAAGCACCTTATATTCTTGATAGTTACATTCTTTACATAGAAAAAAACAGACCTAAGAAAGAAAGATTTTACGAGCCTAGAAGAAAAACACTCAAACAAGTTGTCGATAAGTTGCAGGAACTTGAAGATGGAAAACTTGACGAATTGTTTATTCACATGGCGCCAAGGGTTGGTAAGAGTCAGATAATAACGCTTGCTATGTCATGGCATTGTGCAAAAGACGCAGAAAAAAGCAATTTGTATGTGACATACAAAGAGGGATTAGGCGGAGCATTTTTAACTGGTGTCATGGAAATCTGGACAGACCCAACATATTGTTTTTCCGATGTATTCCCAAAAGTAAAAGTTGCTGATACGGATTCAAAAAATCATAAAGTAGACCTTACAAGAAAAAAGAAGTACAAAACACTTTCGGGTAAAGGATTGGAAAGTGGACTTAATGGAGAATATGACGCTTACGGATGGATGGTGTTGGATGATATTCTTGAAGGTATTCAAGATGTGCTTAACCCGGACACACTCAAACGAAAGCAGATTATATTTGACAATAATGTAATGTCACGTAAAAAAGAACAGTGCAAACTAATCCATAATGGTACAATTTGGAGTTTGCACGACCTTTATAGTGATAGATTGGATTTCTTGCAGAATAACCCAGAAGCCAAAAATATCAGATATGACATTTTGAAGATACCGGCTTTGGACGAAAACGATGAAAGCAACTTTGATTATGATTATGGTGTTGGATATACAACGCAATACTACCGGACGTTAAGAGCAAAGTTTGAAGAAAATGATGATATGGCATCTTGGTACGCACAGTATCAGCAGGAACCAATTGAACGTGATGGAGCAGTTTTTAATCCGGAACACATGAGATTTTACAATGGTGTATTGCCGGAAGAAGAACCTTACAGAATATGTGCGGCTTGTGACGTTGCTTTAGGCGGAGAAGATTTTCTCGCATTTGCGGTAGCTTATATGTACGAGGATGGTTCAATTTATATTGACGATGTTGTTTTCGACAACAGTGAAAAGAAAATAACAAAACCTAAAGTAGCAAACATGATTATTGATAATGACGTTGGAAGTGCATTTTTTGAAGCAAACCAAGGTGGAGAGGGATATAAGGATGAAATCGAAGAATTACTAAAGAAAAAAGGACGAAAAATAAATCTACGTTCTGAATATGCACCTACAAATATGAGAAAAGCACAAAGGATATGGGATAAGGCTGGAAGTATTAGAGAGTTTTATTTCCGTGATGTTGGATGTCGAAGTCAGGAATACAGAAAATTTATGACAAATTTATATAGCTTTACGGTTACTGGAAAAAACAAACATGAGGATGCGGCGGATTGCCTTGCGTCTTTAGCATACTTCATTGAGGGAAATTGGAGTATGGCAAAAATAGAAGTGCCAAAAAACCCATTTAGAGGAGGTTATAGAAATTATGGATACTAAAACATATTTACAGCAAATTAGTAGACTTGACCGAATGATAAACAATAAGTTATCTGAAATACAGCAATTTAGAGAACTGGCAAGAAGTGTTTCTGCTGTAAAAAATGAAGAAAGAGTAAAGACAAGTCCTAACTTTGACAAAATGGGTTCTACCTATTGCAAAATTGAAAAGATGGAAAAGGAATTGGATGATTTAATCGACACCTATGTAGATAAAAAGAATCTTATTGTTTCGCAAATTGATGGAATTGATAACGAAACTTATTATCATATTTTGTTTGCTCGGTATGTTGAGAAAAAGACATTTGAAAAAATTGCAGATGAAATGACGTATTCATGGAGGCAAACAATTAGAATACACGGAAGAGCATTGCAGGAATTTGAAAAGTTATATGGAAAAACATACAAAGATTGATAATATGTCATAGTATGTCATATCGCAATTATTATATAATATAAAATGAGGAAATCAAAATAAAACACTGCCAAAAAAAAGGCGGTGTTTTTTTATTGCAAGAAACGAGGTTTTTATGACGGAACCAAAAACGATATATTGTCCAAGATGTGGAAGAAAAGTAGCCACATGGGATGGACGTTCCAGTATGAATATTTCTGTGAATTGCAAAAAATGCAGAAAAAGAGTTGTTTACCATGTAGATACTGGAACTACAGAGTTGAAAAAAATAGTACAAAGGACAACATCGAGTGGAATGACGTTTTGTTAGTGAGGTGCTTTAATGTTTAAGTATTATGGAAAAAACATAAGACCGTTTACGGCAGTAAATCAATGCAATTTTGGAAGAAAAGTAATTTCTACAAATAAATCCAAAATTACAAAATTAAATATTGTCGAAGAATTAAGCAAGGCACTTTCGATTCACACGCAGAATGCAAAAGAAATCAATTACCTTGATAGATATTACAGAGGAGACCAGCCTATTTTATACCGTAAAAAAGTAAATAGACCGGAGGTAAACAACAAACTTGTTTTAAATCTTGCTTATGAACTTGTTGAGCGTAAAACTGCTGAAATATGTGCAGAGCCTATTCAATATGTGTTACGTGGAACAGACGATAAGAAATCAGAAGAGATTACGGAGCTAAATGTTACGATGGATTCTGAAAGCAAGCAAGAAGTAGACATTGATATTTGCCGTTGGCGAAGTATTTGCGGTACGGCTTATAGATTTGTTGGAAATGACAACGGAAACGGAGATTTGCTTGACGAAAGCGACTTTGCTTTGTTTTCGGAAGACCCACGCTATACGTTTGTTGTTTATTACTCAAATAGAAAACCCGCATTTTCTTGTCAAATTAGAGAAGATGAAAACAATAATTCAATATACTTTTGCTATACGGAAAGAGAGTATTTTGAAATTGTTGACGGAAAAATTAAAAGTAGTGGGTTGAACGGAAATAACGCTATTCCGGTTGTGGAATATCCAAATAATGCAAGAAGATTATCGGATATTGAAATTACAATTCCTATTACGGATTCAATCAATACATTATCTTCTGACCGGGTAAACGGCATTGAGCAGTTTGTTTCTGCATGGATTAAATTTGTGAATTGCGAGATTGACAATGAAACGTTTTCACAGATGAGATTAGAAGGTGCTTTAGTTGTTAAATCAAACAATGGCGAAAACAAAGCCGATGTTGATGTTATGACAAATGAACTGAATCAAACAGAAAGCCAAGTTGTTTTTGATGATTTATTTGAAAGGTTTTTGAGTATCCAAGGATTGGCTAATCGTTCCAACAACAATGCTGGAGGTGATACTGGAAATGCAGTAAACCTACGAAACGGACATTATGATGCAGGACTAAGAACGGCAATCAACGAACCGATACTAAAAAAATCGGAAAGAATGTCTCTTAGAATTATACTAAATCGTTTGCGTATAAAGCGAAATTTTACGCTTATGCCAAGCGACATTGAAATACATATCAACCATAACAAAATAGATAATCTGCTTACAAAATCAGAAGCACTTAAGATGCTTCTTGAAGCAGGGGTTGATTACAAAAGAGCAATTAAAACCGTTGATTTGTTTAGTGACAGTGAAGCGGTTGCTCTTGAATCAAAGGAGAGAATGGAATATCTGTACCCGACAAGCAAAGATACAGATGTGGTCGGACAAAATAACAATCCAGTAAATAAAGAGGTAGTCGAATAGACTATCTCTTTTATTTTATAAAAAATTGCAGTTGTGCGTAAAACAACAGAACAATTCAAGCGGAGCAAACCGTGTTAAAAAACGTGAATTGATGGAGGTAATTATGACTAGAGAACAGGCAAAACAGAAACTTATTTCTTTTGGAGTTGCAGAGCCAACGGATGAGCAGATTTCAGATTTACTTAATTCAATCAACGCTGAAACAAAGAAAGAAAAAGAAAGAGCAGATGGCTATAAAGCAAAAGCTGATAAGGCAGATGAATTGCAGACACAGCTTGACGAGCTTAATAGCCAGAACATGACGGAGCTTGAAAAAGCAACAAAGGCACTTGAAACAGCAAACCAAAAAATTGCAAAACTTGAAAAGAAAGACACAGTTCGCACACAGAGAGAAAATGCAATGGAAAAGTTTGGATTAACAGCAGAGCAGGCGAGCAAAGTTGTTACAGATGATGGTGCTACAGATTATGAGGTTCTCGGTCAGATTTTTGCCGACAGTAAAAAAACGGCAATCGCTGAATATGAGAAACAGAAACTTGATGATACGCCTAATCCGGGTGGTTCTACAGGTGGAAATGAAGAAGAAAAAACAAACGCTGAAAAACTTGTAGAGAAGTATTACAGCGGTCAGAAACAGAATAATGACGTTTTATCACATTATGTAGGAGGTAATTAAAATGATGCAGTTTGAACAGACAGCATACGAGGGTGATGTAAACATTCTCAAAAGAAAACCGTTTGAAGGTATTCCTATGACACTTGATTTTACAAGTGTAACAGACAAATTAGCGAATGGGAAAAAGGTTGTTAAGGCTGGAACACCTATCGGAAAGACAGGAGTTGCAGACAACACAGCAACAGTAGTTGGTATTTTGCTTCATGATGTAACCGAAGATAGACCACAGGGTACATTGCTTAAGAAAGCTTATATTGACGAAACAACAGCCAAAAATCATTCGGGTGTAACCATTGATGCAGCAGTTAAGACAGCACTGCCAATGATTGTATTTGAGTAATTAACAGGAGGTAAAAAGAATGTTAGTAAATGAAGTAGTAGATACAAAGGCTATTGCACTTGCAGCTACAAACGATGCAAGCAATGATATTCCTTATCTTGGATTACAGTGGTTCCCGGAAAGAAAGAAATCGGGACTTGATTTAAAGTGGATTAAAACACACAAAGGACTTCCGGTATCGTTAAAACCATCAAAGTTTGATGCATTGCCTGCCATTCGAGCAAGAGAGGGATTAAAAACAGAAAAGACACAGATGGCATTTTTCCGTGAACAGATGGTTATTACAGAGGAAGATGCACAGGAAATCGACAGAATTAAGGATGAAAACGACCCATATTTACAGGGAGCATTACAAAGTATCTATGATGATACAACAAAACTTGTAAGAGGTGCAGAGGTTGTTCCGGAAAGAATGAGAATGGCTCTTCTTGCCACAGCAAAAGGGCATCCAGCAATCGGAATTAAATCTGATGGCGTAAAGTATGAGTATGACTACGACCCTAACGGAGAATATACCGCTAAGCATTACTTAAAGTTGCAGGACACAGCAATGTGGAGCGACACAGTAAATTCAAAGCCACTTACCGACCTTAATAATGCAAGAAAAGCACTTGCAAAACTTGGTAAGATTGCAACATATGTTCTTATGAACTCTAACACGTTTAATTATCTGTTAGAGAACAAGCAGGTTAAAAATGCAATTCTTGCCCAGAACCTTACAGCAAATATTGAACTTACAGACGATAATGTAATTTCAATCGTTAAGTCAAGAACAAAACTTACCATTGTTCTTTATGACAAGATGTACATTGGGGATGATGGCAAGGAAGCATATTTTTATCCAGATGATAAGGTTACATTACTTCCATCCGGTACTCTTGGCGGCACATGGTTTGGTACTACACCGGAAGAGAGAACAGCTTCACAGGTGGCTGATGTAGACGTATCTATGTACGGAGTAGGAATTGCAGTAGCAAAGAAAGTTGAGTACGGTCCACCAGCTATTACATCTGTAACCGCTTCTGAGATTGTGCTTCCATCTTATGAAAATATGGATTCAACATTTGTAATTGAGGTTCATTCACAAGAGTAGGAGGTATTAAGCATGATATATCCCTATATCGTAAATAAGAATGGTATTTGGTATGAAGCAGGAGAAGATGTTCCAGAAAATAATTCAAAAGAGGTGGAGAAATCCACCTCTAGTTTTTCTGAAAATACAAATCTGTCTGCTGAGAAATCTTATACCAAAACAGAAATCAATCGTATGTCTACCGCTGATTTACAAAAACTTGCTAACGAGCAGGGATTTGATAAAGCGGAAGAAATTAGCGGCGCAGATTTAAAGAAAATGTTGATTGAAAAATTCGGATTATAGGAGTTTGAATTATGGATGAAGCAATGGAAGTAGGACTGCAAGAAGAAATTATTGCAGATTTGACAATTGAATATGGAAATGAGCCTACGTTTAATGCTGACATAATTTTAGTAAAGGTCAAAGATGCTATACGAGAAGTTAAGAGCAGAAGAAACTATCAGGCAACATCTTACACAGATGATGAAGTTGAGAAAGACCTTTACGATAACTACTATTCCGTAATTAAGAATTTGGCAGTATATGATTTTGCACAGATGGGCGCACCATTTGAAAGTAGTCATAGCGAAAATTCAATTTCAAGGACTTGGGTTAGTCGTGATGATATTTTGAAATGCGTTTATCCATTTGTGCAGGTCTTATAGAAGATTGTGCGTGAGTTGTTTAGAGTATCTAAATTTCTCGCAGGGCGTTTCGTGTAAGCGGTGGAGGGCAACGAAACACTATAATTTGCGGAAAGGCGGTAAGGTATGAATATTGAGATTGCTTTACTTATTAGCGTTATTTCCGTTTGTTTTTCTGTTTACTTTGGACTAAAGAATAATAAGCGGACAGACACAAAAGATATAGAAGAACGCGTAAAAGACAACACAAGAATCAATGTAAAACTTGATGATATAGGTCAAGATACTAAAGCGATTAAATCAGAAATATCATCCATGAGGGAAGATATTAAAATGCACAATGACAGAATTATTAAAGTTGAAGAAAGTTGCAAGCAGGCTCATCACAGGCTTAACGGACTTGAAGAACGTCTCAACGGAAAGGAAGTAAGAAAAGATGGATAGTATTATGAGTTATGTAAAACCGGAACTGATTGTAGTAGCAGTTGTTCTGTATATTATCGGTGTCGGAATTAAAAAAATGGATGTTATCAAAGATAAGTACATTCCTTGTATTTTAGGTGTACTTGGTATTTTGCTTTGTGCCATTTGGGTAATGGCAAATACATCTATTGGAACAGTACCAGAAATGCTTATGGCAGTGTTTACATCAATTGTTCAGGGTGTTCTTGTTGCCGGATTGAGCGTATACGGAAATCAGCTCATTAAACAGATTAAATCAAGTGAGTAGGTGGTTGCCTTGATGACGTTGGCATCTAACAAACAAAGAATGTTTTATTCTTTACAAGATGATGAAATTCCAATTTACGAAAGTTATACAGACGAAGAGGGAAATGTAATTTACATTACGGATGATGATGGAAACAAGATTGAAACCGGAGAAACAACAATTGGTTATACAAAACCAGTTGAGTTTAAGGCAAACATCACAAATAAGTTGAATGAAGTTGTATGGCAAGACTATGGTATTGATGATAGTACAAACTATGCACAAATCATTGTCAGTAAAGGTTATTTGCCTTTGAAATCCGGTAGCGTGATTTGGAAGAAGTCAAAAATCGTATACAAGGATGATGATAACACAATACCAGATGAAAGCAGTGCTGATTACACAGTAAAAGGTGTTGCGGACGAGGGATTAAATGAGGACTTGTTCTTGTTAAAAAGGAATGTGAAATAGTATGGGGAGAAAAACATTTACTGCGGATTTGTCTATAAGTGGATTAAACGCCCTTAAAAAGCAACTTTTGCAGTATAGGGATGATTTACCTATCAAATGCAAACAACTTGTTTCTAGGCTATTACAAAGTGGTGTAGAGGTTGCTGAAACGAATATATCAAAGAGTCCATTAGGAAAGTATGTTACGGTTTCGACAAACATATCTTCTGACAAAATGGGTTGTAATGGTATATTGCTTGCCAAGGGGCAAGTAAAAGAACAAGATGGCTACGCACCGTTTAGTATATTGCTTGCTATTGAATTTGGTGCAGGTGTTCATTTTAACCCAACGCAAAATCCATTAGTTGGAAGTAAATTCCCTTATGGCGTTGGTACATTTCCGGGGCAGACACACGCTTATGACGATATGTGGTGGTACTGGAATGAAAAGGAACAAAAATGGATGCCTACACATGGTGTAAAAGCCACTATGCCTATGTATAAAGCCGGAGAAGATATAAGAAGCAAAATTATAAAGACGGCGAAAGAAATATTTTGAAAGTAGGTGGTGCATATGTCGGTGGAATGGGATGAATTAGTACCATCTACTGTATTCACAAGGATAAAAACGAAATTTTCAGAAAGTTTGAAAAAAAAGTACAAAATGACAGACAAAAACTTTTCTTCCGTTGGCAGTAGTAATACACCAGCGGTTTTCCCTTTTGTAAGATTGCAATTGTTACCCGGTTCAGAAATCGGAGAAGATTTAGAGGGTGATAAAATCAATGCAGAAAAGTTTTCTTTTCAAATTGATGTGACTGATAATAAATCACAAGCAAGAGCAAAAGAAGTTATAAGGGAAGTTAAGAGAATTATGAAAACAATGCGTTTTCGTGGTTCTTCAATGCCTACGCAAGATGATACAAAAGACACTTACCGGCAAACTGCTAGATTTAGCAGAACAATCGGAAAGAATGATGTATATTGACGTAAATACAAGCCGAAAGGCTTTATTTTTTTATCAAATTTAAGGAGGTAACAAGATGGCTTCAACAAGTTATTTGGCAAGAATTATCTACAAAGAACACAGCGAAGATGGATTTGCAGGAACATACAAATTGATGTTACGTGCAAAGTCAATCCCATCGCCAACATCTGCACCGAACACTGTAGAAAGTACCACGATGGAGGATGATGCACAGACTTTTGAAATGGGTATTAAACAGTCTGACGCAAAAGAGTTTGTAGGAAACCTTGAAAAAGATGATTTTAGTGCTCTTTTGAATGTTGAGGGTAAAAAATGCGACATTATTCAGTTGTATGGAACGGATGGCGTTGGTGGTGTTGCCAAAGCAGCATATGTAGGTCAGATTACACCTACTGTAAATGATGTAGGCGGCGTAGATGAAATTCTTGAAATGACCGCTACCGTTGTTCAGAATACCGTGCCTAAATGGGTTACTGACCAACTTACAGTCGTTGATAACAAGGATGGTACTTTCACTGTTACAAAAGTGGGGTAACAAGCTATTCAACGAGAAACACTAAAAAGGCTGTGTTGAGTAGCGAGGATGAAGAGACAGCCGAACCGGAACTCGAATAATATATGCAGTAAAAAAGAGAGCCACCTTTCGGGGTGGCTCCTTTCCACTAAAAGTGGGGAAAGGATAAATCATTATGGAATTAAAAGTTAAAGGTAAGGAATACAAGGTTAGATTTGGATATAACAGTTTCTGCGACACAGATTTGATGGACAGAACAAAGGATTTGCTTGGAATTTTTGACAGTGAAGAAGTTGAAAATGACAGTGATGTGGGCGGCATTGGCAAGGTTAAAGAACTGTTTTGCTGTGTTCGTGATTTGCTTTACGTTGGATTTCAGAAAGAAAATCCAGTTGAGAGCGTTCAGGAAGTAGGAGATATTCTTGACGATTACCACGATGAATCGCCAGATAAAGGAATCCTTGATTTGTTTACGCAGTTGACGGAGGAATTGATGAGTAAGGGTTTTTTGGGAGACCTGTTAAACCAGATTGGGGAGACAGAGGAAGCATCGGAGAAAGTAACGAAACTTCCGCAAGACCACAAGAAGCCACAGAAAAAATAAATAAGTCATACTCGGATTTTATATATGAAGATGTAATACCTCATTATCTTTCCTATGGAGTTTCTTACGATAGGATTATGGAAAGTTGTCCAAAAGACTTATATCCATATGACAAAGCGCATGAACTCCAGTTAAAAGAACAAGATGAATTGCAACATATATGGTGGGGCAATTATGGCATATCTGCTTTGATTGTAGCCATAGACAGTTGCTTGAATGGTAAATCAGCAAAATCGGAATATATTAAAAGTCCAATTATGGCAAAAATGTTTGAAGAAGAGTATATAGCAGAAAAAGAAACAGAAGAAGAAGAGATAAAGAAAGCAATTGAAATTGAAAAACAGTGGATGGCAAGGTCTATGAACAAGGGATTGCCGGAAACAATCATATAAGGAGTGTTAAAAAATGAAAAAAAAGCATTCAATTAGAATTGATAGAAAAAAGTTACATCCATGGTTAAACTACAAACTTGGACTTTTGCTTAAAGAGTGTGAAAAAAATGGAATCTATCTGATTATCACAGAGGGACTTCGTACAAAAGCATATCAGGATTCGCTTTATGCACAAGGAAGAACAAAACCCGGTGTAATAGTAACAAATGCTCCGGGAAATTCTTATTCTTCACAGCATCAGTGGGGTATTGCTTTTGACATTGCAATCAATGATTCTAAACTGCTTTATAACGATAAACTGATTAGAAAAGTTGCTAAGATTGCAAAATCAAAGAAAGTTGGTTTGAAATGGGGTGGTAATTGGAAATCTATTGTTGACAACCTACATTTTTACCTTGGAAAGTGGGGAAGCACAACTAAAAAATTAAAGAAAACGTATGGTTATTTTGATAAATTCAAGAAAACATGGACCGGTAAATTACGTTGCAACACATATTTGAGAAAAGGACGTTTGTTTACGTCTAAAAAACTTATGACAATTCAAAAAGGTGAAACCGTACGGATTCTGTGGAAATCAAAAGTAAGCAGAGTTGCCAAAATTGAGTATGCAGGAAAGTACGGTTTTATTAGATTGAAAAATCTTGCGTAATGCAAATGATAGATAGTGAGGTGTTAGTATGTCAGAAACAGTTGAATCGTTGGATATTAAAATAAATGCAACGGCAAAAAGTGCCAAAGATGAAATTACAAATCTTGTTGGTAAAATTGATGTATTAACATCTGCATTGTCTAAGATTAACGGTAGCAATTTAAGTGGACTTGCAAATGGAGTATCAAAACTTGGAAATGCTACCAAAACATTAAGCGGAGTAAAGGCAACCGACTACAATAGAATTGCAAAAGGATTTGAGCGTTTTGCGAAAATTGATGTTGGTGGATTATCTCGTACTGCCAGTGGTTTGAATACACTGGCAAATGGTCTTAACAATCTTGGAAACATTCAGAATCTTAGTGGCATTACATCTGCCGTAAATGCAGTTAAAAACCTTTCAAAAGTGAATATGGCTGGATTTGATACATCCAAAATGACAGAGATTGCAAATTCTGTTTCAGATTTAGCAACCAAACTTAGCGGTGTATCTGCAATTGAAAGCACTGTGACACGTGTTGTGGGTTCGTTATCAAGGCTTTCTAATAGCGGTCAGTATATTGGTAATGTAACAACAGAATTTCCGATTTTAGGCGAACAAGTAGTAAAACTGGTAGGTAAATTATCTTCTGCAAATGCAATTGATATTAGTATTACAAAAGTTGTAGAGGGTATTGCTAAACTTGCAAATGCCGGAAAGCGTGTTGGCGAAACAGTTGCAAACCTCGATAAACTTGGTAACGGTGTAATGAATTTGCTGAAAAAACTGCAAAATGCACCTCAAATCAACTCAAACGTAGCCAACACAATTCAAGGTCTTGGAAACCTTGCGTCAAGCGGTAGTAGAATTTCCACTGTTTCTGATAGAGCATCAACAAGCACTAAAAAACTTGGAAATGCACTTAGTTCATTAAAAGACAAATTAAAAAGCGCACATAAATCATCAAAAGGTTTTGTAAGTAGCATTGGTATGTTTTATGCTAAATTCTTTTTGGTAATTCGTGCTGTAAAGAAATTCGGTCAAGCAATTGGTTCGGCGCAGGACTACATTGAGGAATTTAACTATTTTTCGGTTGCGCTTGATAAGGTTGGAAAAGACAGTGCTAACCAGTTTAAGAAAGCCGGTTATAATAGTGCGGAAGAATATGCAGGAAGTTTCCGTAAAAGATTTGGAAAACTTCAAAAGCAGTTGACTGGATATGATGTTGATTATAACACAGGAGATGCAACAAATACTTTTTCACACAACCTTGGTTTGGATTTAACAGAGGTTATGAACTACAACGCCGCTATTGCACAGATTACGAACTCTGCCGGTATGCTTGGTGAAACGTCGATTGCCACTTCAAAGGCACTTACTATGTTATCAGCAGATTGGGCGTCTTTAGCAAACTTAGACACTGCTGATGTTATGCAGAACTTCCAATCTGGTTTGGTAGGTCAGTCTAGGGCGTTATATAAGTATGGAATCGACATCACCTCCGCAGGCTTAGCACAAACTGCTATGAATCACGGTATTACAGAAAGTATTAAAAACCTTTCGCAACAGTCCAAAATGCAGTTGCGTGTTTTGACTATGTTGGAACAGTCAAAGGTTGCATATTCCGACCTCGCCAAAACAATTAATTCGCCAAACAATCAACTTAGGATGCTTGATGCTGGATTTAAAAAACTGGCTTTGACGCTGGGCTCCTTGTTTATGCCGATTGTTCAGAAATTGTACCCATATATGAATGCTGTGGTTATGGTTTTGCAGGATTTCGCACAGTGGGTAGCGAAACTGGCAGGAATCAAACTTGGTGATACGGATGGTTCACGGAAAACACCAGAGGTACCGGACTACTCCAATGCGGCAGACGATACGGATAAAGTTGCTAAGAACATGGATAAAACGGCTAAAAAGACAAAAAAAGCCGCCGACAATTTGCAGGGATTTGATATTGTAAATAAATTGCAGGACAACAGTGATAGCGATAGTGGTGATACAGACCCTTCTGGTGGAAATGCTAATATTGACCTTTCTAAGGATATTAGCGACGCATTAAAGAACTATGAAAAGATATGGGATAATGCTTTTAAGAGCAACCAGAACAAGGCAGTTGAGTTGTATAAGAAGATGAAGAAAGCAATCCTTGACGCATGGAAAGGTGGAGATTTTACTTCTCTCGGTTCGGCACTGGCTAACTGGATTAACAAGGGAATGAGAAACATTCCATGGACAAAGATTAAAAAGACTACGAAGAAGATTGCTAAATCTCTTGCTACGTTCTTGAACGGATTTGTTAAAGACCTCGATTGGACAAAACTTGGAGAAAATTTCTCCGAGGGATTGAATACATGGTTTGAAACATCATACACCTTTTTCAAGACGTTTGATTGGCTCAAATTCGGTCAAAGTATTAAAGAGGGTATAACGGCTGCCATAAATACTTTTGACGGTGATTTAGCAGGAAAATCACTTGGAGCGAAGTTGCGTGGTATGATTCAGTTTGCTTTTGGCGTTATGGTGGATTTTCCATACAAAAACCTTGGAAAGAAAATCGGAGATTACATCAATGGATTTCTCGAAGAGATGGGAGAAGTACGCAAAAATACTGGATTAACTGGATGGCAGGAGTTAGGAAAGACAATTAGTGATGGAATTACTGGAATACTTGATACGATTGACACCGCACTTTCTACCGTAGATTGGTGGGAAGTAGGAAAAGCGATTGGAGATTTTCTTTCTGAAATAGAATGGGGAAAAACACTTTTGAAAGTAGGGAAAATAATAGTCAAGGGATTATTCAATGCTTTGAAAGTGGCTATTTCGGCATTTGCTAGAGACCCATTAGGTATTGCATTTAAGTTATCAACGGTTATTGCTGGATTTATGGTTTATAAAAAATTCAAAGCCGTATGGGGCGCATTGCAAATAATGTTTGGAAAGGGAATACAAGATTCTCTGGTTAAATCAGCAACAGAAATAAAATCGGGGCAAATAGCGTCAGCATGGAACGGTATGTTTGGGAAATTAGGAACCAAATTAGGCAAAGTATTTGGAAAAGCAGTTGCCGCAGTTGCCGTATTAGAGATAACAGGTCAATTGGCAGCAACAATTGGTGATAAGATTATTGAAAAAAATTCCAAAGAAATTTTATCACAAATAAGTTCTGGAGATATTTCTGGAAAGAATGCATTAGCAATGAGTAGTAGTTGGGTTGGACAATTACTTAAAGGAAATATTATATCGCCAGAAGATTATGCCGACCAAGTAGCAAAAGAGCAAAATGATAAACAAAATAAGGAAAGAGAACAAAAACATAAGAAAACCGTACAAAAGCAATCATTGAAACTTGGAATCTCTGAAAACGATTATGCAGAATATAAGAGACAGTTAAAAAAATTTACTGATTCTGCAATAGAAAAAGGTTTGGGAAAAGATAAGGTTAGTTCATATATAACATCTTTTGAAAAAATGCTGAAAAATAAAACAACTAATGTTGCTGGTATTGTAAAAGAGATGAATAAAATACTAAACGATGAGACTTCCGGGAAAAGCACAAAATCGCTGAATAATTTGACTAAAGTTCATATGGACCAGATAAATATTGGTGCCTCATTACAAACAACGATAATTAAAAAATTATCGAAAGCATATAAAGATGGGAAAATAAGTTATGCTGACTATGAAAAAATCGCAGGAAAAGCATATGGAACTATGGATGAGTTTAGGAAAGTGCTGAAAAAATATGGTATTGAACTTCCTAAGCAATCTAGCAAGACGAAAGAATTTAAGCAACAGACGAGCAATTTGAAAAAGAAGATGGATAAACTTGGAGTAAGTACACAAGACCAAGCGGACTACATGGAAACGCTAAAAACAAGTCTTGATAATGGTACTATTTCATGGGAAGATTACAAAAAGATAACAGATAAGAACTACAAGTCAACAGACGCATTGAAAAAGAAAATTGATTCCTTGAAACCAAAATCAGTAAAGGTTAAGGCTGAAACATCTGGCGGTGATGATGTTGATAGTTTGCAGGGGAAAGTAGATAGTGTAAATAGCAAAACAGTAACAATTACGGCTGGAATTAAAGGGGTTGATATAAAGACGTTTGGCGATTTAAGTATTGCGATGAAAAACATGAAAAATCGTGATATAAATGTGAATATTTCCGCTAATTTAAGGAAAGCGTGGTATAAATCTGTTCAGAAAGAATTGTATTCACGTACGTTTTCTATCAACGCAAATACAAAAGTGATAAAGGCTAGTGGTAAGGAAGTTGAAAAAGCAACTAAAAGCCAAACCGGAAAGAAATACAACGGAGAAAAGTTTAAGAAACTGATGAACGCTGTTGGAACCACACAGGACCAGTGGGGAAGAGTTGTTATACCTGGAGCAATAGATTACAATGGTAGTAGCAAAAAGGCTAAAGCGGCACAGCAGAGTAAAAAGTGGAAAGAACTCATTAAATATTTGAAGAAGTACGGAATAGCAACAAATAATCCAATATTGTTTGCTAACGGTGGATTTCCGGAAGATGGATGGTTCCGTGCAAGTCACGGCGAAATGATGGGTAAATTCGACAATGGTAAGTCCGTTGTTGCAAATAACAAACAGATTACGACCGGTATTTCCGAAGCGGTTGCACCGGCTGTTTATGCGGCTACAAAGGCGGCAATCAAAGAGGAATTATCAAATGCAAATGTCGGTGGCGGTGATGTTTACCTTGACGGAACAAAAGTCACAACGGCAATTATGAACAACGCAAAGAAAATCTCCAAGAACAAAGGAATTTCTTGGAATATGGCTTAAAGAAAGAGGCTCATGCGAATGGGTCTCTTTTTTATGTGAAAAAGTTAGGAGGTGTCATATGGCATTTACGTTGAAGTTTGGTTGGACTAAGGATAGTTTAGAAGATATGCCAACACCAAAATATGAGGGATGGAAAATCTCACGAGAAAAAGTGTGGAACGCAAAAGCAGGAAGAAGTTCAAAAGCACTTTACAACGGAAAGATAGTTGCAAAGAAAGTAACGCTTGACATGGCATTCCCGGCAAATTTGACGCCAAGCGAAATCAAGAAGTTGATGAAGTACGCAGACCCGGATGATTTATCAAACCGGTACGGTTACATACAGTTTACCAATGAAAAAGGAGAAAAAGAAACAAAGCAGTTTTATTTTGGCAACCCTAGTTTTGACGCAATGACTTTCATTAAGGGAAAGTTTATTTGGTCTAGCATACAGATACAGGCGGTGGAGCGATGAGTTATACAGCAAAAGTCTTTTATGTTTTGGAAAGCGACCCTACATATACATTGAAATATGATTCACATGTAAAAGATGTAAATATCGGAGATTCGTTTAGTTTGTCTTTTTTGGATTTTGACTATAACAAAACTCATTACTACGTAAAATATGCTATCAATAACGGAAGTGTGTATAAACGTGGCGTAAATACGATTGATTGTAAAAGTATGATGATTTCGGATGATTATAGGTATATGTCTTGGTACGTGTTCTGCACAGAAGATGAAACAGATATTACTGGAGACTGTGCAGTTTCCTATACTGACATAGCAACAGAATTATATCTGAGTATAAGTACAGGAAATTCGGATAGTGTAAGCACAAGAGGAAAAGAAACGCTAATATCTGTAAGTATATCGCAAGGTTGTGTTAGTGATTCATTTGCCAGTTATGGCTCTACTTATAGCCCTACTATGAGTTGTGAAATGTATGCAGAAAATAACGATTTTACGGATGCCCTTATTGCAAAGACATATTACGATAATACATTAAAAGGAACTATTGTAAATGCATGGATTCTTATAGGAAATGAATTTGCATATCCGGTACCTATCGGAAGATTTGTTGTAAAAGAAAATCCAACATACAACGGTGATACTGTTTCGTTTAATGGGAACGGTTTAATGAGCGAATACATGGATAGAGCAGAAATCGTCATTAGTTCGCTAAACGAATATCACAAAACGGAATTGGAAGAAAAATACGTACCTAGCCAATTGCAGTTTATCTACACACGTGACGACGTTTATTATTGGGAGTATTTGCCGCAAGACTTTTTGCGTGTCACAGGATGTCCGCTATACATTGATAATTGGAAAGATGTTTTATCGTCAATCAAACAATATAAGTTGTACCATTTGATGATTCCTATGTTATCAAATTTTGCGGACAATGATGAGGATGGTTACGATTGGGATTGGGAAAGCAGAATCACATGGAGAGATTTGTTGTCTGGTATAGCAGTTTTGTTACGTGCAAATGTGATTGAAAAAAACGGTGCTTTTTATATTAAGCAGTTACCAGAGTTGCAAGCAGATAACAATTACAGACCTATATTTAATGGAGATACCTATGATTCTAATGCGATTTTCGGAAACAACCTTATGTGTCCAAACAACGTATCTGTAAAGGCTAATAATTGGTACTTTTACGAGACAAACAGTGACTATGTTGGATTTGGATATTACGAGGGTGAATCCACGGTCGTATTGAATGACAAGGCAAGCAGTGTATCGAATGTAGAGAATTATCCAGTGACGATTGAAACACCTTGGATATTATACGAAACGCTTGACAGAAATACGGTTCATACGTATTTAGGACAAGTTACGCCAATGCAGTGGAAAACAGGGTTATCCTTTTTGAACAAGGCGTTTGTTTACCATAAAGCGAGTATCGAAACAATGTACTGGCATCCTCTTATGTCGGTTGGTGAAATGCTTACGTTCGAGGACTATGACGGAGTTAAGAAGTATGTGCTTGTCGGAGAAATGACGCTGCACTACGACGGTGGGTTTTATGCAGAGATTACGTCACCGTGTGAAGTGCAGGAATCAAACGCATCGTCAGTTGGTAGCAGTGGTTCCAGTAGTTACAATAGTGGAACAATGGCGCAGGCAAGCGGAACGGTTACTAGTACAATCCTTGGTGCTATTTTCAAGGATGGAGTTATTACAAATAGTAAAATTGCGGATTCCACGATTGAGAATAGCAAGATTAAGGATTCTACAATCACCAACGCAAAGATTGCGGATGCTACGATTGAATTGGAAAAGGTGTCGAAATCTTTTATTACGGATTTAACGGCAGATAATGCGTATATTAAAAATCTGAAAGCAACTATCGGTGAGTTTGGATATATTACTGCCGAAAATGCTGATTTGACATATGCAACCATTACATCACTGCAAGCAGTAGATGGAAAGATAGATACATTGTCCTCAAAGGCTATCACTACAGAAAACCTTAGTGCAAAGGTAGCAGCCCTAGGCTATTTGTCAGCGGAGAGTGCAGATTTAAAATATGCAAACATCAAATTATCCAATATTGAAGTTGCAGATATTGCTACATTATTTGCAGGAGTTGGTCTTATTGATAGAACAACAATCGTAGAAGGACATATCACTGGTTTTTTAGACAGTGTTGAAGTCAACGCCGCAAACATTACGGCCGGCACTTTAGTGGCAGACAGAATATTGCTAAAAGGCGAAAATGGATTGCTTTATTCGCTGAATAATTTAGGAGAACTTCAAAGTAAAACAGTTGATACTTTGGATGGATATATACTTACTGACCGGACCGTAAATGCAGATAAAATCGTAGCAAAAAGCATAACAGCAAATGAACTTGATGTTGAAAAGGTTTTTGCGAATTCTGCTGTTATTAAAAAAATATTTTCGCAAGACGTGACGGCAACCGGAACCATCACTGGTGCAACATTAAAAGGTGCAAATGCAGAGATAGATAACGGTTTGATTGGTGGATTTAATATAACGGAAGGTGAAATTTCAAAAGTATACACGAAAAGTAGCAGTGAAGTTTCCGACAAACAAGATTCATATGAATTAGACATATCAAGCAATGGGGTTCCTTCTTTTAAAGGAATTGGTCAGATATGGAAAGATAACTCTACTAAAGTTGTTTATGAATCAATTTTTGATAACACATTAACAATAGACCAGTATATGTTTTTAAATAATTCAAATATAAAACAATCATGGTTTAGAACGGAGTTTGCTGATTCATATGCCGGAAATATAACCATATCTCAATTAAATGCGAATGGATTAGTGGAAATTAAAACCGCTTATGGACAGGGATATCTAAGTAATACTAAATATGAAAATGGAAAACCTTCGGAAGAACTTCCATTTAGTGTCGATTCCCCCCTTAAAATACGCTCTAATCATAATGCATCACTGACGAATTACGACTTACAAATTTCGTCTAATACTGGAAACCACATGAACCTCGGACAAAGAACGATTCAAGCAGTTGACAAGAACAATGCTGCGACAACTTTATATTTAAACAGCTATGGGGGAAGTGTATCAATTGGTAGAGTTAATGGGGCTGGAACCACTACATTAAATGCCAATGTTGCTTTTGAGAAGCATTGTTCGAGTGTAACAACAACGACGCCGAGTTCAACTACATTATATGGTATTACCATGAATGGTGGATTGTTCAAAGCCGTAGTATTTCGCAACTATCCAATTGCTTCGGCATCCGCTTGGGCGAGCTTTGTTCAAACAGAGTTAATGCCGGGTGATTCCGGTGCAGCAGATGTTGTCCAGTATCACAACATGGTAACTGGTAGAGGTGAGTGTGTTAGAGTGGCTTTTAATGCTAATACTGGAAACCTAGCAGTTAATGCACAGTATAACGACATAACCAATGATACACTGAACGGAATAGCAATATTCCCAGTGTTACAATAAATAATTCAAAATTTAGGAGGTAAAAAGAAATGGATGAAAACAAAATCACAATCATTGACTACGTGGAGAAGAAATTGTCTGCTGAAATCGCAGAACTTAAGGTTCTGCTTGCAAAGACGGAGTTTAAGGCTTTTGCCTTGCAGGAAGAAAACGAGCGATTAAAAGCGCAGTTGGCAGAAAAAGAGGAAAAATCAGAAAAGGATGAATAATATTTTTGAATCCTACATATAATATATTACATGGCAATCCCATGTAATCAAGTTTCGGTTTGGGAGAGGGGTTGCAAATTCCCCTTTCCCTACAATTATATGCTAGGAGGAGATTTATGATAGGAGAACGCAGGAAACATAGAAGAAAATTAAAGAAACTTATTTCCAAGATGAAAAACGTAGATTCGTTGAGATATTACTACGGGTACATTGCAGAAAAAGAAAGATTGAAAGGTAATACTTATAAGGTATAATGAAATGGAGTAGGATAAAAACCCTACTCCGTTTTTTTTATGACAGTTTGTCGTATCTTGATTTGATAGATGGTATTGTCATTTTTTTGTTTTTCTTTCCATCTCTCTTTACAACATAATAAGAGGTTCTTCTTACAGTTCCCCATACAGAAAGCGTTTTTCCTCTTCTGTAGCCAGAATATTCTTGGTAGCCTTGGCTCATGTATACTTCATAGTATTTTCCACCAGACTTTACGATTACGGTCAAGTCACTATCCAATGTATCTTCCTTTACATTTTCTATTTTGCCCTTGATTTTTATTTTCTTTCCCTTGTACTTACCTTTTTTCAATTTGGAATAATTGTATGATTTACACATTTTCTTATATTTCTTCTTTGATGGCTCTTTCTTGCCAGACCATCCCTCTTTGAATCCGTCGGCAAATTCTGAAAATATTCCCATTGTCCTTGCCGGTATAGCGGCTTTTGAAATTGTTGGAACACATACTGAAGTAGTAAGCATTAGCGTTGTTGCTACTGTTAATAGTTTCTTCATAAAACACATCTCCAATCTTTTTTATTTACACAATAATGAATGGTATCATTATTTAGTATCAGTTTTGTTTGCTCTCCAAAGCAGGTTAATTCCCTCTAAGATATATTTTCTGGCTTTCTCATCGAGGGTATAATATTTCTTAATGGCTTCTTTTAGTTCTACATCTTCTGAAATATGAGCGTCCAAAAGGGCATCTTCTTCTGAATATGTTTTATCTTTTCCAGCAATTAAGTATTCAATGCTTACGTTAAAAAACTCGGCTATTTTTTGAAGATTTGCTGAGCTTGGTGCGCTTTTATCCAATTTACTAAAATATCCTTTTGCAAATCCACAATCCGCTTCTGCCTTATTTAGCGACATATCTCTTTCTTTGCATAACATTTTTACTCTTTCTTTCATACCCATAGTAAACACTTTCCTTTCAAGTTCTGAAAAAAAACGCAAAAAAAAACTTGACATTCTGAAAATATCGCTTATAATGTAATTAAAGGTTCTGAAAAAATCGCAACAAAAAAGCGACATATAAAATGCCTGAAAGTTTATTCTTTAGTTTTTTGCTCAACACAATAAATTATAGGATATTTTCAGAGTTTAGTCAATACAATATTGTGATTTTTTCAGAATAATAAGTAAGAAAGGAGATGTTAGTTTGCTTTACGACAAAATCAAACAGTTGGCAAAGAAAAAAGGAATACCAATCTATAAGGTTGAAGCTGATTGCGGTTATGAGAGTGGTGCAATGTGTAGATGGAATGAAAGTTCTCCAAATGCAAAACGATTAAAGATTGTTGCAGATTATCTCGGAGTAACAGTTGATGAATTATTAGAAGAATAAGAAAGGAGCAGGCATGAACAATTTAAGAATCTTTGAAAATTCAGAGTTTGGAGAAATCCGAACAATCACAAAAGATAACGAGCCTATGTTTTGCCTTATGGATATTTGCAAGGCTTTAGACATGAAAAATCCAACAATGGTTGCTTCAAGATTGGAAGATGATGAAGTGACTAAGTTTGACTTAGGCAGTAAAAGAGGGGAAACAAACTTTGTTACCGAAAGCGGATTGTATGCGGTTATTCTTCGTAGTGATAAGCCGAATGCAAAGAAGTTTCGCAAGTGGGTAACTGGCGAAGTGCTTCCATCTATCCGCAAGAATGGCGGTTACATTGCCAATCAGGAGAATCTTACTCCAGAACAGATTGTAGCCAACGCATTAGTTGTGGCACAGAACATCATAACTCAAAAGGACAAGCAGATTGAGGAAATGACACCAAAGGCAAATTACTTTGACGCTTTGGTAGATAAGAAATTGAATACCAACATCCGTGACACCGCAAAGGAGCTTGGTGTTGGAGAAAAAGCATTTGTTTCTTTCCTTATTGAAAAAGGATATGTATTCCGACAAGGCAAACACAAACAGTTGCGTCCATATGCCAAATACGCAGAGAGCGGAAACGGCTTGTTTGTATTAAAGGACAAGCACAACGAGCAGAACGGCTGGGCAGGACAGCAGATGTATGTCACTCCAAAGGGAAAAGAAACATTCCGTCTGCTTTTGGAAGAAAGGGAGTGAGCCTATTATTCAGAAGATGATATTGGCGGTTCTGACATTTCTTCTTATTATAACAGTGGCAACAAGCGTGTTTAAGGATGTATACGCTTACGAGCCAGAATATGCACAAGAAGATACGTTATTTATAAAAACAGAAGAACCGCAGGTAAATGTGATTCCAAATGCAAATACGAACAGTTCTTTGGAATCCGCAAAATACATAAAGCAAAAGAAAAAGTCAAAGAAGAAACACAAGGAAAGGAAAGACGTTCAATTCTTGATAACTGCATATTGTCCTTGTTGCGATTGTTCAGAGGGGTACGGAAAGATAACTTCTACTGGCAAGATACCAAAGCAGGGAAGAACAATAGCGGTTGACCCTAAAGTCATGCCGTATGGAACAAAGGTAAAAATCAAAGGTCTTGGAACATTTATAGCCGAGGACTGCGGCGGTGCGATAAAGGGAAATAGAATTGACATATACTTTGAATCTCATGCAGACACAGAGAGATTCGGAGTACAAAGAAGAACAGTATTTATATTAGGAAAGGATGAGTGACAATGATTAAGACAGATGCTAAACCGGCAACACCGGAATTGATTGCAAATTTAATTGAACTTGGTGCAATTTATGTGAAAGACGGAGAGTTTTATGCAAATGAACCGGGAACATACAAAAAAGAAAAGGAATAGCACCCTTGACCGCAAATCAAACTGCTATTCCAGTAGTAAATAACTATGTGTTATTTGCACTCATTTTATCAAATAAGGAGTGAAAAGTCAAGATGAATACAATTTTATTAAGAGGTACCGTGGCGAGTAAGATTAAATTCTCTCATTCGTCGCATGGTGAGAACTTTTATGAATTTCGCTTAAAAAGCGAAAGAAAAAGCAATAAAGAAGATGTGATAGTCTGCTTGGTTCCGGAAATCGTTCTGGAAAAGTGTTCAATCAAAGAAAACGAGAAGATTGAAGTACAAGGAGAAATTCGGACTATCAATAGAAAAAATCATAAGCACATTTATGTATTTGTGCAGGATGCCATGTGCGGTGACGAGTTAAGTATATTGACGGACGTAAACGAAGTAAAAATGGATGCGCATATTTGCATACAACCTAATTTACGGCGCACATCCGCTTCCAATAGAAGAGTATGTGATGTCATTGTCGCAAGCAACCGACAATACGGCTCCGACTATATTCCATGCATAGCATGGGGGAGATATGCTACATACGTTTCAAAATGCGATGTAGGTACTCATCTGGAAATTATCGGAAGATTGCAGAGCCGTGAATATCACAAGCAGATGGACGATAGCACAGTAGCAGTAAAAACCGCTTTTGAAGTATCAGTTTCAAAAGTCAAAGAAATCGGAAAGGAGAATGAGGAATGATTTTGAAATCATTGCACTTGGAAAATTTCAAAGGGATTAAAAGCCTTGATGTAAATTTTTCCAAGAAAACAAAAATCAAAGGTCAAAATGCAAGTGGTAAAACAACGGTGTTTGACGCTTTTACATGGCTTCTGTTCAACAAGAACAGTGCCGGAGAGGAGAAATTCAATGTTCGTCCATTAGATAAGGATGGAAAACGCATTGATGATGTGGAAATTAAGGTTGTTGCTACCTTAGATGTGGATGGCAAGGAAGTTGAACTTTTAAAGGTTCAGAAGCAGAACTGGGTTAAGAAAAGAGGCACAGATACAGTTTCTTTGCAGGGAAATGTCAATTCATTTGAGATTGACGGCTACCCAAAGAGTGAATCGGATTTCAAGGAATATGTTGCCGGACTTGCAAAGAGCGAGGATATGTTTAAAATGCTTACAAATCCGCAGTATTTCAACTCTATGAAATGGAAAGACCAGAGAAAAATCTTAATGAAACTTGTTGATGATTTTTCGGACATAGAACTGGCAAAGACAGACGAAAGGTTTTTACCGTTGATTAGTGAATTGGAAAAAGCACCGTCAGTTGAAGATATTCGCTCAAAATTCCAAAAGATGCTTTCGGAGTGGAAGAAGAAGCAAACTGAAATTCCGGTCCGGATTGATGAAGCTGAAAAATCCAAAGTTGATGTAGATGCCGCAGAGCAGGAACTTAAAAAATCAGACTTGGAAAGACGCATTTCTGAAATTGACGAAAAAATTTCAGATACTAATGGTGTATTAAAGAAATTGCGAGACGAGGACATGAGATTGCAAATGGATATGTCAGGTATTTTGCAGAGCATGAACGATTCCTTGTCTGAAAAGAAAAGAAAAATCGAATCGTCCAATGCGGAAGTTACTTGTGAACTGGAGAATACAAGAAATAAGATTCAGATTGCTGAAAATGCAATTAAATTAAATGACAGAAGTATTTCTGATGCTGACGCCGAACGAAAGAAATTAGGCGAACAGTACAATGCTGAAAAAGCAAAGGTATTTGATGAAACACCGTTTTTGTTTGACGAATCGAAATGGGTGTTTGATGAAAGCAGTACCGTATGTTCTTTATGCGGACAGCCATTGCAGGAGGACAAGGTTGAGCAGTTAAAGGCTGACTTTGAATCAAGAAAAGTGAAAGCCAAAGAAAGTGCTGCTAAGAGATTGTCGGATGCCAAAGAAGCGTTTATGTCAGAGAAAAAAGATAACTTGGAACGCATTAAAGCGTTTGGTTTCGACAAGAAGCATACCATTGACGGTTTAACAGAAAAGAACAAGGAATTAAATGTAGAGATTGAATCCTTGAAAAAACGTGAGCAGGAATTACTTGCAAAGAACGAAGATTTTTCCAAACAGTTAGATGAAATCCCTAAGGAAGCGGACTATACGCAGAATGAGGAATACATGAAACTGCATGAAAAAAGGGAAAAGGTTCTTGCTGAAATTGAGAAAGAAAAATCTTCCAAATACGACGAGCGAATCGCAGAGTTGCAGGACGAGAAGAAAGAGATGCAATCTGAACTGGATTCTGTAAAAGGAATCCTTGCTAAAGCATCTATGAATGTGGGGATTGACGAGCGAATCGCAGAGTTGCAGGACGAGAAGAAAGTAATCGGACAGAAAGTTGCCAACCAAGAGCAGATTATTTATCTTTTGGAAGAATTTGTTCGGTTCAAACTTAACAAGATTTCTGAATCCATCAATAGCCATTTTGACACTGTAAATTTCAAACTTTTTGAAATGCAGTTGAATGGTGGTATGAGAGATTGTTGTGAATGTACGGTTAATGGTGTGCCGTATTCAACTTTGAATAGCGGTCACAGAATCGTAGCCGGACTTGATATTATCCGCTCTTTGAGCAAGATGTATGGCGTTGAATGTCCTATTTTTATTGACAATGCTGAATCACTGAATGAATATAACGTACCGGATATGGATGCACAGTTAATTCTTTTGAGTGTTTCAGAGGACAAAAAATTAGAAGTGGAGGTTTTAGAATGAATTATATCAAAGCGAAATTTCCTAACAGTACCAGAAGCTATACATACCGCACAGAGGATTCAGTAAAAGCCGGTGATACGGTTGTAAATGCAAAAGGAACAAAATTGACGGTCACTGATGAATCAGTTGATATGAAGTGGGTTGAATCCTATGGTGCTGAAAAAGTAGCAGTTGTAAATAAGTATGAAGAGCCGGAAAAGGAAGAAAGCGAGGAAAAATAATTATGGCAGAGAAAAAAACAGAAGTAGCAAATACTAAAGAAAAAGAACAGGCAGGACTTGTTGTGAACAATGCATTTGTTGATGGATTGGTATTGCAGTTAAAGCAGAAAGAAGAGTATGGTCTTACTTTCCCACCTGATTATAACTATCAGAATGAACTTATGGGAGCATATCTCATTTTGAAAGAAACAAAAGACAATTCAAAGAATCCAGTATTGCAATCTTGCTCACAGACATCTATTGCAAATACTTTGATGGACATGGTTACCCTTGGAGTGTCCATGCAGAAAAAACAGTGTTATCCGGTAGCATACGGCGGTAAATTGCAGTGTCAGATTTCGGTGTATGGAAATACTTGCATCGCACGTAGATATGGATTAAAAAACATTGACGCCATGTGCATCTATGATGGTGACGAATTTAAGTATCATATTGAAAATGCAAGAATCGTAATTGATTCACATTTGCAGGATTTTCTTAACATCGACAAAGATAAGATTATTGGTGCTTATGCAATTGTTACTATGGATGATGGTAGCCAGTATGTAGAACTTATGAGTATGGCAATGATTAAGCAGTCTTGGAAACAGGGATTTGGTTATAAGGAGAATGGTTCCGGAACTCATCAGAAGTTTACAGACCAGATGGCTATGAAAACGGTCAAAAACCGTGCCTTGAAGTACATCATTCGTACATATGGTACACAAGCCGTAAACGATGCATATGACAACGTGGAATCAACAGAGACAGACGATAAAACTGCCATTGATGTTGAAAACGATATTGCTGAAAATGCCAACTCAAAGCCATTTATTGTCGATGTTGACGCAACAACAGTCATTGAAGATTGTGCCGCCACAGAGCAGAATGCAGATGTTGTTGATGCGGAAGATTCCAAAGATGATAGCGATGGAATTGACTTTTTGAGTTAAAAGGAAGAGAGGAATAATTATGATTATTGTTGATGAGAGGGTGAAAATCAAAGGAAATGAAGATGAAGTAGCAGAGGATTTTGCTTCAATCGTATTTGCGTTGCGAGATGGTTTTGGTAAAGAAAGACTTGCAAAATTATTTACAATGGCACTTCTTTACGAACCTAGTTCAGATGAAGGGAGAGAATCATGAGAATTATAAGTCAAAACGGAACAATTGATATGCCATACGATATGTGTTGTGTTTGGAGACAGGAAGAGGTTATTTACTGCCGTATTGTTGGAAGTGATGATAATATCCTGATGGCTACTTACTCGAGTGAAAACAAGGCAGAAAAAGCATTTGAAATGCTTAGAGTTGCATATATCGGTATGCCTATAGTAATGCAGAATGTTAATGTTTCGGAAGATTTAGCAAAGGAATTTGAAAGATTAAATAAATGCGGTGTGGTGGTGCAAGCAGAAAATCAGCCGTCAAAAGTAGAATGCATTAACAATGCTATATTTCAGTTTCCGCAGGATGATGAAATCGAGGTGGTTTAAATGCTTATGCGATGTTGCGGTTCATCATCGGCAGGAAACAGTTACGCTTTAATCAGCAGCAGTGGTGAGATTCTTGCCATTGAAGCCGGATGCAAATTTTTTGATTTTAAGAAAATGATTGATTGGAAAATAGCAAATGTTTCCGGATGCATTGTAAGCCACGAGCATGGAGACCATGCACGTTATATAAAAGACTTTATGCAATCTGGAATCACTGTTTACACGGCAATCGAAACTCAAAAGGCAATTGAAGATTCTACTGGAGAACGTACAGTAGCCATACAACCGCTTAGAGAGTACCAGATTGGCAGTTTTACAGTTACACCGTTCAATGTGCCGCATGAATCGGAAATCGAGTGTTACGGCTATTTAATCAAGCATGAGGAAATGGGTAAGTTACTGTTTTTAACAGACTTGGAATATTGCAAGTATAACTTCTCTGGATTGCAAGTAGAACACGTCATGTGTGAATGTAACTACTCGATGGAATTTGTTGATTGTAACGAACCGAACTATGAACATCGTCTACGAGGGCATATGAGCCTTGATACGGCACTTAAATTCATATCTACTAACGATAATCCGGCATTGCGAAATGTCGTGCTAATACACTTATCAGATAAAAGCGGAAATCCAACACTTTTCAAACAAAAGGTGCTAGAAACGCTTAAATATGACACAGAAGTTTATGTTGCAGAGAATGGTTTAGAGGTTGATTTTAACCTTTATCCTTTTTGAAAGGAGAAAATATGAAAGTATATGAGTTGATTCAGGAATTGTCACAGTTTAAGGCTGATACAGAAGTGGAGTTCCATGTAAAAGCGACATTCGATACCGATGTTGAAGCGGAATTTGACCGAGACAATGAGGATGACACGCAGGAAGTAACTGTAACCGCAGAATTTGATGATGATGTCGTTTTGGAAGAAATTGAGGATAACGAGAACAGCATATATCATCCGAATGTCACTATCAATCTTGAATATTAAGGAGGAGCAGAGAAATCAATGAATAAAGTAATTTTAATGGGTAATCTGACCCGTGACCCTGAGATTCGTTATTCCCAGGGTGAAAATTCATTGGCTATTGCCAGATTTGGCATTGCAGTAAATCGTCGTTTTGCCCGTCAGGGTGA